ATGTCCCGCAAAGCAATCAAGACCGTTGCCGTATCCTTTCTTGCCCTTTCGCTCCTGACGGCCTGTCAGACCAACAGCCGCGATCAGGTGCTTCAAACGTCCGAAAGCCAAGTTGCCTTGCGCAACATGCAAAGCCGCGCCTTCGATACGACCGACAAGGCAAAAACCCTGCGCACCATCATCGCCACGCTTCAGGATCTTGGCTTCGTGATCGACAAGGCCGATGCCACGTTGGGTACAGTAAGCGGAACGAAATTAAACGGTTACGCCATGCGCATGACCGTCAGCGTCCGTGATCGCGGCACGACCCAACTCATCGTCCGCTCCAACGCCCAGTACAACATCACCGCCATCGAGGATCCGCAGCCCTACCAGCAGTTCTTCACTGCCCTAGAAAAAGCGATGTTCCTGACGGCGCAACAGGTGGATTAACCAATCAAGAAAAGGACTGTAGAACTGGACTTCCGACACATTTGAAGCAATTCCTCTGACAAATGCCCTGACTGCCTGTTTGGGGCTAATGGAGGATTGCAAGAATGAAAATTTATGAATACTTTACGCTGTATGAAACAGCGTGCCGAATCATCCAAGCCGGAAATCCTGACCGTTGAGGAAGTTGCCAAATACCTCAAGGTCACGGAGCGTTCGATCTACAGCCTCTTGTCGCGGCAAGAAATCCCAGCCTTTAAGGTTGGGGGTTCTTGGCGCTTTCGGGGCGACGAAATCGACGAATGGACTCGCGCACGGCATCAGAAAACAAAAGCGCGGAAAGAGTAATCTAATGACCAAGAGTTTATTGGAACAACTGCCAACCATCGTCACAGAAGGAAAGCGCGAGGCCGAACGCATTATGGAGCGATTGGAAAGCGCCCATCGTATTGGCCTTCAGACCCGCGAGCTCGTTATACCCTCGCGCGACACGAATTGGGAAAATATGTTCGCTAGGGCTGAGAAGGCTTCGCATGATCTTGATCCAGCTAATATGAACCGCCTTATTTATGGCGACAACTTGCTGGCGATTGCAGCACTCCTTGCAGGCAGTGATGAAATGCCTTCTATGCGAGGGAAAGTGGATTTGATTTACATTGACCCCCCTTTCGACAGTAAGGCGGACTATAGAACAAAGATCACACTTCCGGGAGGTGACATTGAGCAAAAGCCAACTGCGATTGAGCAGTTTGCCTATTCAGACACGTGGCAAGATGGAACCGCATCATATATTCAAATGCTTGTTCCAAGGCTTTGTCTAGTAAGAGAGCTGCTTTCTGATAAAGCAACAATATACGTTCACTTGGATTACCATGTTGGGCATTACATAAAGATAATTGCTGACGAAGTTTTTGGGAAAGAAAACTTTCTAAATGAGATCATTTGGCAAAGAACCGGTGCGCATAACGATGCAGGGAAATTTGGTGTAGTACATGACGTTCTTTACTCGTATGGAAAATCCGGTGATCATACATTTAATCCTATTTTTGTTCCGTTAACAGACGAACATTTGGCCACTAGATTTAACTTGGTTGAGCCAGAAACTGGCCGTCGTTTCTTTGCCGGCCCTATAACGGCTCCGGGATCTGGGCCATCTCGTGTATTCCAAGAGAAAGAAATTGCTCCCCCTTCAGGAAGACACTGGAGTTATTCTCAAGAAGGAATTGATAAATTATCTGCTGAAAACAGAATTTATTATAGCTCTACGGGGACTCCCTACCTTAAGCAGTACATGGATGAAAATGCGGAACAAGGGCGAAGAGTTCAATCTATTTGGACGGACATCCTTCCGTCCAAAACAGGGCAGGAACTTGTTGGATATCCTACACAAAAGCCAGAAAAATTATTACAGAGAATAATAGAAGCATCTTCCAACCCCAATGATTTAGTAGCTGATTTTTTCTCAGGATCTGGAACAACAGCATCTGTGGCGGAACGGTTGGGACGCCGGTGGATTGTTGCAGACATAGGAAAGCCCGCATGCATGATCACACGTCAAAGGCTTATCGATAAAGATGCCCTACCTTTTCTTTATCAACACGTAGGTGATTACCAAGTGGAAATGGCGCGCAGCACGATGGGGCGCAAGTTTCGTGTTGGCGATCTCTCTGAAATTGTGCTCGGCCTTTTTGGCGCATTACCTCTTCCTGTCGAAGAAAATCCAAACCGCAATATGGGGCGGCTTTCACACACCAAAACGCTTGTTCTCGCTGACAGCCCAAACAAGCTCACAGGCCTTGCTACACTCAAAAGAGCCATTGAAATCCGTGACAATTTGATGGGGGGCTGGGATAAGGTCATTATTTTAGGCTGGAACTTTGATTCAAACATAGGGCACGACATTGAGGCGCTTAATCAAGGCGATAAACTTGAGGTGCTTGTTATCCCGCCAGACTTGCTCGACCGATTGAAGAAGAAAGGCAACAAACTGAAGGCCGAAGAAGTTCGTTTCTCCTCACTTCAGTATGTGAAGATCAAGCCCGTTGAACGGACGAAGCATGCAGATAAAGAAAGCTTAACGGTTGAGATCGACAATTATGTTCTTTTATCTCCCGATGCGCTCAACCTTGACGAGGCCAACAGGAAGAAGCTTCAAGGAATTGTCAACAAAGACCCGATGGCATTGATTGAGTATTGGAGTGTTGACCCCGATTATGATGGCCATGTGTTCCGTTCCGTTTGGCAAGATTATCGCGGAAATACGGAGAACGATGATGATCCATTCCGCGTTGTTACAACGGCCCGCCTGTCAGATTTGCCTGCAAAAGAAGGCAGTCGCCGTGTTTGTGTGCGCGTAGTGGACGTTTTTGGCTTTGAAGCCGAAGCAATTGTAGAGGTCTGATCATGGCAAGCATAAATGACCTTACCCTCGCTCGCCTTCTTTCTGCTCGTGTTGCTGAGGCTTGCGTTGGCCTTGAGAATGGAGACGCCCCTATACTGTCACAAGTGAGCGATACAACCGCCGAGCTTTTGAAATGGTGGTTTCAGCAAGATTTTCTAGACACGCGCCCTTACAATTTTCATGAGGGGCAAAAAACCGCAATCCTAAATGTCATTTACGCCCACGAAGTTCTTGGTATGACGACACTTAAGGGGCTTTATGAGAACGTGGCTCCTGAGGTCTTGATGACAAGCGCGCAAGCAGCAGACATTATTAGCGCGCCAAAAAACAATTGTCCCAAATACTGCCTCAAGATGGCAACAGGTACAGGCAAAACGTGGGTTTTGCAGGCGTTTATGGTTTGGCAAGTCCTCAACGCCAACCGTGACCCCAGCAATCCGCGATACACCAAGAATTTCTTGATAGTTGCGCCGGGGCTGATTGTTTATGACCGCTTGCGCGATGCTTTTGAGGGCAAGGAGCGTGATGGAAAGCGCAATTTCGTCACGTCCGATCTTTCGACGTTTCAAGAGCTTTTCATCCCAGCCGCACACCGCGACGAAGTATTTCGCTTTGTTCAGGGGGCTGTGTGCCCCAAGGAAGAGATTGGGAGAAAAGTCACTTCTGGGGGCGTTATAGCCATCGCTAACTGGCATGTTTTGAGCGAAGAAGGCGAAGATGATGGGCAGCAAGAAATGGTCTTTGCTCCCGGCACGCGCCCTGATGCAAAAGACGTTGTCAGCGATCTTCTCCCATTGACGCCCGGAACCTCACAGGGCAACGATCTTAATGTGCTGAATAGGCGGTTTGAGCGCGGCGGCATTTTGAATTATCTATGTGAGCTTCCGAGCCTAATGGTCTTTAATGACGAGGCCCACCATATTCACGAGTTCAAACGTGAAGGAGAAGTTTCTGAAGTTGAATGGCAGAAAAGCCTTTCACTGATTTCTGAGCCAAAGGCAGACCGTTTTGTCCAAGTTGACTTCTCGGCAACGCCTTACAATGAAGTCGGAACTGGCAAAAATGCTAAAAAGTCTTTCTTCCCCCATATTGTGGTGGACTTCGATCTCAAAACGGCGATGAAACTTGGGCTGGTTAAGTCCCTTGTTCTTGACAAGCGTAGCGAAATTGGTGCGCTGTCCGACGAACAATTGGAGTTCAAGGCATATCGTGATGAAAACGGAAATCCGCAGCTTGCCGAGGGCCAACGCATCATGCTTCGCGCAGGGCTAACAAAGCTTCGGAAGCTTGAAGAAGATTTTGCCAAGCTTGATCCCGACCGTCACCCGAAGATGCTCGTGGTCTGCGAAGATACCTCCGTAACGCCCTTGATCGAAGACTTTCTGAAACTAGAGGGTTTAGGACAAGAAGAGATTTTGCGTGTTGATTCCAACCGCAAAGGCGAACTTAAGATGGACGAGTGGAAGGTTCTTCGTGAGCGTCTTTTCGATGTTGATCGCCACGCCCACCCACGCGTCGTTATTAGCGTGTTAATGCTTCGCGAAGGGTTTGACGTTAACAACATCTGCGTCATTGTCCCGCTTCGCGCTTCTGCTGCTGGGATTTTGCTGGAACAAACGATTGGACGCGGTCTTCGCCTTATGTGGCGTGGCACAGACTTTGACGACATCAAGCGAGATAATCGCAAGCTCATTCGAGAAGGTAAAACGCCGGGAAGCATGATCGACATTCTATCGATTGTCGAACATCCAGCTTTCATCGAGTTTTACGAAGAATTGATTAAAGAGGGTCTCGTTGGTGAGATCGAAGATGACGATGACACTGGTGGTTCCGCTAATGGCGACCTTGTGGCTATAGGGATGCGCCCCAATTATCAGGACTATGATTTTGCCATTCCCTTCATTCTCCGCGAGAGAGAAGAAGAAGTGCAAACGCGAGAAATTGCTGTTTCTTCTCTTGAATCCTTTACGACCTTTTCGGTTGATAAACTCAAGGCAATGATTGGGATCGGAGAAAAGTTCCATTCCGAGGACGTTCAGGACAAGACCCGTTTTGGTGACTATCGCGTCAACGGTGGCGTGATGACGGCCACGGGATACAACGACTACCTCGGGCGTGTTGTTCGTCGAATTACGGAGGCTTTAAGCCAGCCGCTTACGGACAGCTCTACAAAATTCAAGAAGAATACCGAATTTCCGCATATCCAAATTAATCGGGCATATCTAGCGAACGGAATAGACGAGTATATCCGAACACGCCTTTTTGAGAGGGCTTTTGATCCGTTTACAGATGAAAACTGGCGCATCCTGCTTGTCGATCCAGTAACAGAACACGTCATGAAGGTTTGGGCGCGACAGCTTTTGGCGGCTGAGGAAACGGCAATTACCGCAGATGCAGAAGTGACCCATCGTCTGTTATCAGAAGTCCCAAAACTGACAATGAGAGAGAGTTCGTCTTTGGCTGTCAGCAAGAGCATTTATTTGCGCTTGCCATATCCCTCTCGTAGCGGCGGTCTTGAACGGGCCTTCATCGAGACGGTTGATCGAGATGGTTCCGTCGATGCTTTCTGCAAGCTCAATGAACAGAAGCACATCTTCACAAGGTTGCGTTATGTCAAAGAAGATGGACTTCCGGCATTCTACTACCCCGATTTTCTTGTCCGTTGTGAGGATAAAATCTATCTCGTCGAGACGAAAGCACAAGGACAAGTCAACACACCGAATGTTAAACGGAAAAAACGCGCTGCCGTTTCATGGTGTGACCGTTTGAACAGCCTTGCGCCCGAACAACGCGGGAATGCAGAGTGGCACTATGTGTTGCTTGGTGAAGGCGTTTTCTACGAATGGCGCGACAAAGGCGCATCCATTAAGGACATGCTGGAATATGCGAAACTAAGGCCTGTTGATGAACGGATACAATCCACATTTTCTTTTTAAGAAAGTCATGGAGGAAGGAGATGGTTCAAGAGATAAAACTTCATTCTGTGGCCAGCTATTCATCTCCTGTTACTCTTGATGAACTTAAGCGCGTTAACATCTTTTACGGACTCAACGGAACAGGCAAATCTACTCTGGCGCAGTTCCTGTATTTTCAAGGAGAGAAGATTGGCGATTATACCTTTTGCGATATAAAATTTAAGCCAAACCTGATTAAGCCGGAATTTCTTGTCTATAATGAAAAATATGTCGAAGATAATTTTCTTTTGACGGACTGCCAGAAGGGTATCTTTACGCTAGACAAGGCCAATACTGAAGCTGAGACAAATATCAAAAATGCTCGCTCTGAATTGCTAAAACAATCTCCACTTCGAGAGGCTCAGGCTAAAATTATTGCAGATTGCCAATCGGACGGGATGCAAAACAGGAATGCTCTTTCTGAGAAAGTTTGGGGTGAGAAACAGGCGTATGAAAACACATCGTTGCGACCCTGTCTTATGGGATACATGGGAAGCAAGGACGCATTTCTGAAGCAGGTGTTATTGTCATCTTCTCCTGAGAAACAAGCAGAAAATGTACCTGCCGAACTTGAACGATTAAAGACCGAATACGAGCAGCTGACGGCTGGCGACACCGCAGAAAAGCCACTGCTCCAAATGGTTGAGCCTTTCGTGTCTGACATAGAAAACAATTTAATCTTTCAGGATAAAATTGTTGGATCGCAAGACAGCTACTTAAGTGACCTGATTGCCAAGCTGAACCATGAGACGTGGCTTAATAAAGGAATCGAATCCTATTTGGATAAAACTGACGTATGTCCATTCTGCAAACAGAAGATAGACGCTGATCTTAGAACTAAGATCAAGGCGCATGTTGATGCTACATATCAAAACAAAAAAATCGAAATACAAAAACACAACGAAACATATAGGGCGGAATACGAAAGCACTGTGGCCCTTCTTCAAAAATATAGGGATGATGCTGAGATTAGTAGTCGCAGCGGATTTTTAGATTGCGCAACTGATCTTCAAAATAGTTTAAACAAGAACCTGAAGGCTGTCGAAAAGAAATTGGCAACGTTAGGTGAGGAAGTTCTTCTTGCTCCAACAATGCCATTCGTTGAGCGCATAAACGAGATAATATCTGATCACAACAAAGAGCTTAACGCCTTTAATGAAAAATTGAAGAATTTGACGACTGCAAAAGAGCAGATAAAACGCGCTTTCTGGGGTCTTATCCATCTAAAATATGAGGCTGACATTAGCTCATATGTACTGCAATCAGCAGCGCTGAACAAAAAGAACGAAGAAGCTTCCAAGGAACTGGCTTCCATCATGGAAAAAGAACGCTCTTTGGAAAAGATTGTTATTGAGAACCAAAAAAAGACAAAAAATGTTGAAGAGTCCGTTAGGCGCATCAACAGCCGCTTGAGATCTTTTGGGCTGGATGGGTTCAGTATTCAACGCGTTAATTTAGAGGATGATAATAGATTTGTTTACAGGGTTGTTCGTGATGATCGTCCACCCGAAGACTATGCATTTAAGACACTTAGCGAGGGAGAAAAGACGCTCATTTCCTTCCTGTATTATCTGGAGGCTTGTGTCGGAGTGTCCGATATTGAGAGCAATGGAGGCACGTCAAATCGAATAATAGTTATTGACGATCCGATTTCGAGTTTATCATTTAATCTCGTGTTCGATGTGGGGATGCTGATTAAAGAAAAGTTTTTTAAAGATGGTTCTTACCGCCAGATATTTGTTCTTACGCACCATCTTTATTTTTTGCATGAGCTGTTAGGCTACTTCAAAGGCGAAGATCTTTCTAAACAATATCGCTTGTTTAGAATTACAAAAAGGGAAAAGACGACCTATATTCAGCCCATGTCAAAAAAAGAAATTAAAAATAATTACGAAACCTACTGGCAATTGCTGAGAGACATAAAAGATGGTGCTGCCTCGAAGATCCTCCTTGCAAACACAATGAGGAATATTCTTGAGCAATTCTTCTCGTTTATTGATGGTGAAGATAAACTGGCGTCCGCTTTAAATCACCTAGTCAAGGCTAATCAGGGGGATATTTCATATACAGCATTTGGACGTTATATGGATAGAGAATCTCATTCCGATGCTGCAAGTTATGTCGATGAAGTCGAGATTGATGAAAACAAATTTTTTGAGTTGTTCGAGAAGATTTTTAGTGAATGCGGCTATATAAAACATTACCATATCATGATGGGAACAGGTGCGGTTGATTCAAAAATTGTCCTTCTTCAGACAGGAAGCTAACTGTTCTCTGAGTAAAGCGTAGTCTAAGATCGCCTGCGGATATGCTCCGTTTTCCGGTGCTACATCAATCTCTTTTGCAAGCTTTTCCTGAAACTCCCGACTGTATTCTTTAATCGGTGGGCAGACGCAAGCGGGGTTATAATTTGCCGTCCCGCAGGCGTTTAACGAGATCAGCGCGAGTGCGAGGAGCGTCCAGCGTGGCGCGAAGTTGGGCATCTTTGATCTCCATTATTTTCTTGAGTTGATCGTACCGTTCGGCGGTACGGCCTGATTGCTTTGCGCCGAGCAAAACGGCGGCCACAGACGCGGCAATCGCCCCCCAGCCGATGATTTTGATGAGGTTGCTGGAGAACCAGCTCGTCAGGATCGCCCACATCAGCGCAGACCCTTCCTGTTGTCGTCGATCCGTGCCCAGATCATCACACCGATGCCGATGAGCGTGATGGCCAGAAGAAGCCATTTGGCCACGTCAAGATACGGAACAAGCGTTTGCAGCGCATCACGGGCGGGGTCGAGCGCCTCTTTGGCCGCTTCCAGCGCACCAAGGCCAACGGTTGCCGCCGTGGCGGCCTTTCCGCCCTTTACTGTGCGCGTGTGTTGCAAGTTCTTGGGCGGTGGCTCCACACCTGCCAGAACCAAAGCTTTGTCGACCTGTGCGCCCCCGTAAGGCTGCTGACCGTTTTCGTGTTTGATGATGGCCGTGACCAAGGCCTTCAAATGTTCGTATTTGTGCATGTCCAGAACCACATCTGGCGCAAGCCCCGTCTCGTCCGAAACGGCTTTTATATACGCCACTGTGTCGTTTTCGGTGTTTGGTGCCCACCGACCGATGATCTGGCGGATGGTGCAAAGCCTGTGCTTGTCCTGATATTTGATCAGCGTTCGGGCCAAGGCGCGGATCCCGTAAATTGGGCTTTGAAACACAAAGAATTCCGTGTCCGTCTGGGTCTCGGCCAGCCCCTGCCAAGGGTCGTCCGTCCGGCGCAGATTGCCCGGATTGTTGTTGCGAATGCCGCGCGCGGGCGTTTTGCTTGTCATGGTTTTTCCTTTCGTTTAGGTAAAGAAAAAGCCGCCAGCCCTTGCGGGTGACGGCTTCAGTTGAATGGTAGAAATTGATTACGACCCCTTGCTTGTCCACCAGCGAATGACGTTATCGAGCACGAATCCGGCGATGGCTCCCAGCGTCAGGATGACGGCGAAGCCGCCTTTCCAGCGGTTCGCCAAGCGGTCGAGTTGATCGAGGCGCGTATCGATTCCATCCACCTTGGTTTTGAGTTCGGACACGGCAGCAATAAGGCTGGCGACCTGCGCTTCGAGGCGTCCAATGCTGCGGAAGTATTCGATCTGCTCGTTCGGACTCATGGGCGTGTTCTCCTGTTCCCGTTCTTCGAAAACGGGTTGCGCTTGGGTTTTTGTCATGGGCTTATCCCGCGACGATAATGATGAGGGGCTGTTGGCTATTGCCGGAAGGGATGGCTGCATTGGCACGCAGGATTTCGACGGCGATCTGGCTGGCGCAAACGTGAGGCGCGGCTGGGCGGCGCAGAACTTCCGCCGCGTAGGCCGTGATGCGCAGATCGGCTGTCGTCGGTTTGCGAACGACTTCGATGGCGTTTTGCGTTACGCGCAACATTAGGCTTGCACCTTGTAACCGAACTCGGCGGCGTTAATGTCGGCTTCCGTCCAGCTTACGGACGTGGCCGGATTGAGCGCCCAGATTTGCTGTTGATTGAGATAGGTGTCTCCAAGGGACTGGTCGCTGCCTTCGTAATTCGCGCCGTTGACCCGCGCGACAGCGCGTAATGTGCGCGTTCCCGCATCGTCTTTCCTTGCTAGAATGTTCGCCTGCACGCCGAAGACCGAGGCGTTCAAGATCGTCGCGTCCGTGAAGGCAAAGCTGTCTATGGCTCCCACCGTGTCGCTGGCGTTATAGCTCGTGTCTTCGTCCGGCGGGATTTCGTCCACGTTTTCCCAGTTGGTCGCGCTGCCTGTTGGCGTGAACTGGGAGCTGTTGCCGACCCCGTTCGGATAAAGCGTGTCCACGCGGCAGTCACCGAGGAAGTCGTTGTTTGTCGTCCCCGCGCCATCGCAAACATAGAGATCGTCGATCCATCCGTAATAGGAGGACGAATAAACGCCGCCGCTGAGCCGGATCGAACGAGCCGTCCCAATGGTGGAGGAATATTTTGTGTCGCCCGTGTAGGTCGCCACCGTCACGCCGTTGACGCGAAGTTCCATCGTTCCGGTCGTGTCATTGATGAAGGTCTTTAGCTCGATATAGTTCCAAGACCCTGTCGGGAGAGCGACGGTAGATGTCGCCAAAAGCGTCGTCTGATCGCCGCGCCACAAGCGCAGCAAACCATCGACGCCATGCATGCAAAGGGCAACTTGCACCGCGCCGGTGTTGTCTCGCAATTGCAGGATCGGCTTTTCGTCGTTCGAGGCATAGTCCCGCTTATAGGCAAAGCCGACGATCCATGTCGCCTGATCGTCCAGCGTTTTCAGAAGGTAATCGCCGCCATAGTTGCCGAACCGCGCCGCGTTGCTCCCGCTGCGCCGCCCTGTGCTGGGGGTCAACGTGGTCGTATAGGCAGTGTATTTATAGGCGTAAGCAGCCGCCGTTGTGTAATGATCGAACCCGTCGAGAAAGCGTAAGGCCATAGATTGTTCTCCTTAAATACGAAGGCCCGCGAAGGCGAAGCCGATGTCCGAAAGCGTGTCGTCTGGCGTGGCCGGAGCCACAAGCGTCAGGATGTCCCCAGCCGCAAAGTCGGTCGTGGTCGCGCAGGTGAAGGTCGCGCTCGTGGCAGACGCGGCGAAGTTCATGGTGGCGAACTCGATCCCGTTTTTGCGGAGAGAGAAAGACACGGCAGCCGTTGCGGCTGTCGCTGCCACGCCTTTGCTGAGCGCCATGCCGGAGAGAAAGCGGACGGCGCGCGGCATGGGAAAGCGCATGATGACGGTTCCCGCGCTGGGCTTGCCGACAAACGAACCGCCTATGTCGTAGGGCGCGGCTCCGGCCTCGGCAGCAATCGTGAAGTCGCTGCCGTTGCAATAAAGGAGCTTTCGCTCGCCGCTGCCAAGCGCAATGGCTGTGCCGGATGGCGTTTTAACCGATAGCGCAAAGCCGCCTGTGGTTCCGTTCTCGACATAGATGAACTTGGCGCGCGCCGGAACCGTGATCGTCCGCGCCGCCGTCAATGTCCCCGTGAATTTCAACGCCATATTGCCGATCATCTGCGCATCGGTCAGCGTCAGATTGGCATCGGTCAGCGCGATGCTTGTGAATTGGCACAAGGCCTTGTCCAGAACGTCGAAGGCTGTGTTGGCCGTGACTTCCTTTTGGGCTTGGCTGGCGGCGATGTGGTCTATGAGAAGATTGGGGGTTGTTGTCATTACACGATAGCCTTTCCTGCATAGCCTCGCCCGATGGTGCTGTTGATTTGATAAACGGCGATGGACAAGACGCTCTGCGCCGCGCCGAAATCGGTTATTTGATCGGTGGCGCTGTAGGTTGCGCTGGTCGTGGTAGCCGTAAGCGTCCGCACCACCGTGTCGCCGTTTAGAATGTCGATCTCATAGGCTTCCGTGGCCTCGTAGTTCGATATGTCGATCCCATCGAGCCATTCGCCGTTCCACCGCGCACGCATGATCCAAGAAAGAGTCAGATTGCTGCTTCCATCGCGCACGCCCTTGATATGAACGGGCGAAAAGCACCTGAGACTTGCCGCATTAAACTTCTGGCTTGTTTGCGCGGCATCGTCCCAATCCCCGCCGGACGGGATGGCCTTGTAATAAGAAATCTGCCCGATCTCGGTCGCGGCCATCGCCATGCGGTAAAAACCGTCCGTTGCCAGAACGACGAAGCGATCACCGATCTTGTGTGTGCCTGTGGCCCATTCCGTGCCGCGCCGCCCGCGCAAGAGGCCGGAAAGCTGGTAAAGGTTTTCGGCCAGCAGCGTGGCGTTGCGCCATTGGATCAATTCGTCGCCCAAAAGCCCGATGTTGTTCCAGTTGAGGACTTCCAGCGCCGTCTTACTGTCCAGAGTGCCGTGAGAAAGCGCGATCTGAACATTGTTCGTCTCGTCCCACGACCACGCGCTGAGGGGTGCTGCCAGAACGCTCGATGCCCAACCATAGGCCGGAGCGGCGGAACCCGTCCCGATGATGCTCCATGTCAAAGCATCGGGGGACTTGTAAAGGCTGGCTGTCCCGTTGTCCTTAAGCGCCAGTGCGTAATAAAGCCCCAGTCCATCATCCTCGGCGCGCAGCATGGGTAAATCCATGACCAAGGCCGAGATCGGCGTGGAGATCGGGATCGGGTTTGAAATGATCGGAACGCTCGTGCCTTTGGCCGATGAGGTGTAGGCAATCTCGTCCTCGGCCACCGCCTTGCAAGCCACGATGTTGTTGCCGCCGAAATCCACCTGCGTCAGACGCAAGGCCAAGGTCGCATCCGGCAATAGGACGTCGATCACATCCGTGGGATCGAGACGCAGCCATTTGGGCGGCAGATTGAATTCGAACTGGTTCCGTCCGATCCACGCGCTGGTGAGCGTCTTATCCGCGATCTGCGCAGCTTCATCCGCCGACAAGGCGATGGACAGCTCGACCGTTTGCTGATCCTTGGTCGTAACGGCGTTGCTGGCGCGTGCGGCGTTTTGCGTGTTGCTCTGATAATCGCGGTCGGGATCGTAATGGGTCAGGTCGATCCGTTGCGGCAGTTCAAGTTCCTGCGTGCGGGTTTCGGTCACGCGGAGCGGATTATCATTCGATGTTCCCTCCACCGCGCCCAAATCGTCGTAAGGGATCGTGACCGCCGTATCCTGCCCGCGAGGAATAAAGCGCAGCACGCCATCTGTCTCCGCCGCATCAATGAAGTATGCGCCGAGCAATGGCTCGATGGCATCTCGCGCCGAAGCACGGCGGCTCATGACATAGCCATGTACCGACTGGCTGACTTCGTTGGTCAGAATGTCCGTTTGAGACATGCCCGCCCGTTCACACAAATCCGTGAGGATACTTGCCAACGAGACATTGTCGGAGCCGAAGCGTTCAAGAGGGTATTTGACCTCTCCGGCATCGGTCATGATGATCGCGCTGTGCGTGAACTTCTCGTAACAGCCGCAAAAATGCGTGGCGTAAGTCGGAAGATAAGGCATGAGATTGATCGTTTTCTCAACGCGCATCGAGACAAGATCGACCAGCGTGGCCGAAAGATCGCTTGCGGCCCAAAACCTTCCTTTTTGCGGAAAGGCATAGTCGCATTGGAGCGACCATCCCGCTGCCATTGATATCCCGTCCACATAGTCGACGAAGCCGTTGTCGGGATGCCATTTGACGATCCGGCCAAGCATATTGATCTTAAGATATAAATGTCCGGTCGTGTCGTCCCAGAAGATGATGTTCGGGCGTTGACCGCTTGTCCAAGCCGAAATGTCCCATTCAGCAACATCGCCGTTGCCGAGGAAGTCCAGCTCTACACGGCGGATTTTATCGGATGCGGCTTGCCAATATCGACCGCTGCCGTCCGCGCACATGGGTGCTTCGTTCGCGCTGGGGAAAAAATCAGAAAGATCAGCGACCAATCCAAAATCAAGATTGTATATCTTGCGTGAACGATGCACGAGGATCTTGTCGCCCAGCACGAACCCGCTGACGCTGAAGTCGATACGCTTTTTCGTCTTGGCCACGACAGCCATCGTATCAGGATTGCGCTTGCACAGATGCATCCCAACGCCATAAGCGTCCGTGGCGTGATAGAGGTAGCCTTCGCTGTCAATGCCGCGCAGATCGCCATAGACATCATCGACAAGCGGCGTGTTAAGCGCCAGCGTGTTGTTGACAAGATCGTATTTGAAGGCGCGGGTCGCATTCACGCAAAGCAAGACGCCACGTGCAGGGTCAATCACGCCGCCTTCGCGGAACATGCTTGGCACCTTCTGCAAGATCACGGCATCACAATCCATCGCACCTGATGCCACGACCTCGGCGCTGATATTGGGAATGCGGTTGGCAAAGTCGGCCAACTGCAAATCTGTGAAGGTCAGGAAGCAAAGTCCGCGATAGCCCGGCACGTTTCCCGCGCCGAGATGCATTTCCATCGTGCTGTCGGGCTGCTGGTCTTCTGCGCCCGTGTGAATCCGGACAACGCCGGGATACTTCTCAGTCGCCTGCGTGTTCGAAGCGGTCGCGTCATAAATGAGCTTGGTATCCGCCCACACGCGCCGCACGGTCGAGACAGGCCCCGCGCACAGACCAATGGCGAAAGACACCGAATATGTGTAAGTCGTAGTCGTTGAGCTTCCACCACCGCCTTTGCCACCGCTTTGGCGCGAAACATGGCGAGTTTCCTTGAGCGGCGTCGACCAGATGACGTTGCCGGACACGCGCATGGTTCCGTAAACCAGCTGGATCGTGCCGCCATAGGTTGAAGACTGAACCGATAAATCGCTAAGGCGCGACCCTTCGGTGTTCGATCCCTTGTTGCCGCCGAACAACAGATTGCCGAGAACGACCCCGCCCATCCAGCCAATGGACGCGCCGATCCCGATGGCGGAAGTCAAACCTGTGCCAACAAGACCAAGAGCAAGAACGGCCATTTATTCGCTTTCAGAAAATGCGGGATAACGATAAGCAGCCACGATCCGCCGCCGCCAGCTTTCGTCCAGCGCGTGTTCGACCACTTTGCCCACGCCGGAATAGCTGTGGATGATGCCTTTGTCCGTAATCAATGCCACATGCTGCGGCTCGCGGCCCCATGCCATAAAGAGAATGTCTGCCAACGTCGCATCGGCCACGGGGATTTCGACAAGCCATGTCGCTAACCCCTCGCGCATGCGGCGACTGTTGGGCAACATGGAATAATTGGCGAACGCCTGCGCCTGTGGTGAGACCGGATCGTAATCGACCAGCTTCAAAGCCGTCCCAACACCCTTGACGAGACCGATACAGTCACAGCCAGCCCCTTTGACCGAGGCTTGATGGTGAAACGGCGTGTCGAGCCATGCGCGGGCTTCGGCAACCGCGTCCATGCGTGTGGGTTTATTTTCCATCGGGATAACTCAAAACGGCGTCCGTGCCGGGGACGTGCGGTTCGCCGCGAAAGTTCGCGGCATTGTTGTATTTGGCGCAACAGGTCGAAAAGCTTTTGTCACATCCGGGCTGGACGGCATACGTGTCGCCCGCCACGATCTCGGACGGCATGGGCAGAAACAAATCAAAGACGCCTGATGCAAAGCTGCGGATTTCCATTTTGCGCCCCGCGTTCGCGCCGCTTGTCCATGTGACAAGCCCGCCGCTCCAATAATCATCGGCCTCGGCGCGCGCGCTGTCGGTAAAACCGTATCTATCCGAAACCGCCGTGACCGCGCTGGCCACCGTCAAGGCAGCTAAATCGATCTTGCAACGCGTATCGCCAAGATCAGCGCGGCAGTTGGGCGTGTAAAGCTCGCCGATTTGCTGCGAAAGCGCCTGCGTCAGACCGCGCAGTTCTGCCTTGAAGATTGTATCCTTTAGCTCGACCTGTCCGATTGTGCCGCGCTTCATGATGATCTTGCCTTGCGACAAGGCGTTCCAATTGACCAGAAAGATAAGAACCTCGGCATTGTCCCATATTCCCGCGCGCAGGTCAGGTGCAGCCAAGGCTTCGCTGTCCAGCGCGCTTTCGATGTCGAGATTGTCGACAGACAAATCCGAAATCGTATGGATGGCAGAGCGCGTGTAGCCCGTCCGTGCTTCATAAACGATACCGTCGATGGTCAGATCGCGGTCAAAGTCGGTGAAGCCGAACACGTCCCCATCCTTGCGCGTGACCTTCCAACAGGTCGCAAGCGTGGTGGTCTCACCCGCGATGTGCGCGGCAAGTTGGGTGGTGGCTGTTTTCATGAGCTATACGCGGATCTCTATAACGGGAATGTCCGACCATTGATGGAGATCGAATTGCTCGATACTGACGGCCATGCTGTCGGTGTCGAAGCGCACGGGCACGTCGAACTCAAAATCCGCCGTGACCGCCACGCCTTGTGCAGGGGCAATGCTGAAGGTCAAAATGCCTGTGGCCGTATTGATCGACCAGCCGGATGTTTGTTTGACGCCCCCAAGATAGGGGGCGACCGTGCCAAGCACAGGCTTGGTGATCGTGCGCGTCTCGTTACCTGCACCAGAGGTGTAGCTTTTGACAAGCTGAAAGGCTTTTGTTGTCCCATCGCCTGTACCGAGGGTTTGGGCGGTCGCCTTATAATCCGTCCAGTCCTTGAATCTGAAACCGTAAGCCTTTCCTTTGCGCGCGCGGAAGAAGGCAATCAAAGTGTTAAGCTGCGTCTGGTGTTTTAACCCAGACGCAACATTCCATTTAAGGCGTGCCGCCGACCAGTTGGCGTTGCGCTGCTCAAAACCAGAAGCCATCGAGACGACCGACGTCAAATACTCCGGCCCACCCGATGCTCCATAAGCAATGTCGGGCGGAAATTGCACTTCGTGAAATGTCATGCTGCCTCAGGAAAACTATTCAATAGCCATCGTTTTGATAAGAGACATCACTTTATTGCGCTGCTTTTTGTCAGAGATGGCGTGAAAGGCGCGAACAAGTTGCAACGTTTCTTTGTTGTGCATCTGTTTTGGGGCTGCCTTCAGGGGAACGACCTTATTCTGCAGTGCTTCCTCTGTCTTTTGTTCTGTCTCAATGTCATCAAAAAAGTAAGACACGGAAACGCGAAGCAGCCCTGCAAATTGATAAAGGCGACTTGCGCCCATGCGATTGATGCCGCGCTCGTACTTTTGGATTTGCTGGAACGAAATCCCGACCGCTTTACCAAGTTGCGCCTGGCTTACTCCGATAAGGCTGCGACGTAGTCTCAACCGTTTCCCCACGTAAATATCAATGGGATCACGATTGCCCTTTGGGAACAAAATTGGCTTCACTTCAATTGCCTTGCATCAAAAGGAATTGCTGTTGATCAGCGATGCGGACAAAGAGATTTAGTTCGCACGAACATTCGTCAGAAAGTTCTCGACCTCTTTGTGCAGGACTTCGGCGTTGTGGGCCAGTTCGCCCGCCGTTGCCAGTACCTGTTCCGCCGCTGCTCCGGTCTGTGTTGCTCCTTGGGTGACCAAATGGATGTTCTCCGCAACCTCATGCGTACCTTGAGAAGCCTGTTGGACATTCCGCGCGATTTCTCTTGTCGCAGATCCTTGTTCTTCGACGGCGGTTGCAATGCTTGAGGAGATGTTCCGCACTTTGTCTATTGTGCCGGAGATTGCCCTGATAGCGCCAACGGCGTTGTTCGTGTCACTTTGAATGGAAGCGACTTGCGTCCCGATTTCGTCGGTCGCCTTGGCCGTTTGGTTGGCAAGATGCTTCACCTCGCTGGCAACAACGGCAAAACCCTTGCCAGCCTCACCAGCACGGGCAGCTTCAATCGTGGCGTTAAGTGCTAAAAGATTGGTCTTTGCCGCGATCTGATTGATGAGATCGACGATCTCACCAATTTTCAGAGATGACGACGCCAATTTCTCCACCATCTCTTCCGTACTTTTGCACTCGTCGGCGGCTTGTTGGGCCATACGCGCGGCATCCGTAACATGGCTTGTGATTTCGTTTACGGAAGCAGACAATTCTTCCGCAGCCGAAGCGACCGTTTCCACGTTTGAACTTGCTTGTGTCGTTGCCGCCGCAACTGAAGTCGCTTGGTTGCTTGTCGTGCCTGCGACCTCTGACATATTCTGAGCCGTGGCTTGCATTTCTGTTGAAGATGCCGCTACGCCCTTAACAACACTCAGAACGCTGGATTCAAAATCATCAGCCATTTTTAGCATGGCTGTTTTGCGATTTTTTTCCGCGCGTTCTTCGGCTTCTTTTTGTTCTCGCTGCAAAGCGCCGACCTTAAGCGCGTTATCTTTGAAGACTTGAAGGGAACGCATCAGTTTTCCGACCTCATCGTGGCGTTCCGTTGCTTCGACAGAAATATCAAGGTTTCCTTCAGCAACCTGATCGAGATTGCGAATGACAGCATTCAATGGACGGATCACCTGCCTGAGCGTGATCCAGCCAAGCAAACCATAGGATAAGAGAAGTCCGACAACGGAGACCCACAAGTTCATATTCGACGTTTCTTTTCCTGTGGCAACTATTTCTTCTCGGCGTGTATTGACCGTTACTTTATACGCCTCCACAAGCACGGAGAAATTCTCAAGGATGCCTTTGCGTATTTTCACCGTTTCGCTTGAAAGCGCCTCGATGGTTTCGCGCGGCGCTTCATTGTGGCGGCTGTTAAAATATTGGTCATAGGCGGCTAAATACTTCTGTATGTCCCCATCGATAGTCGTGATGATTTTGTGCCTGTTGGGATCTTGAATTACCGCTGCCAGTTTGGTTACGATCTTTTGCGCTTTTTGACCGTGTTCCGTGAAAACAGCTTCAAACGATTTAAGCGCTTCCTTATCGGTTGTTCCCGCCGCACTGCGACCGGCTAACGCGACCTGCGCCAATTCGTCTTTCGCTTCGAAAACAAGAAGAGTACGCGCAATGTCATTGTCAATAATGCGCGCCGTAAGACCTGTGATCGTATCAAATCCTTTCGATCCGCTTACGATGATAACCACACAAGCGCAGATAACCAGTATTTGCGGGATGAATAGTTTAGCGAGCAGGCTTGAATTATTCCAAAAACGCATGGGAAGACTCCATTATTTGTCGACCATATAGAAAGAACATTTTTCAATTGTGGTCGTTACAGTTTTTCTATCAGGACGGGAGGGTGTTAAATAAACGTGGAACGAGTTAACGTTTACTTAACCCTAAATTTAAGTTTTTCGCAATAACCATGAACCTTCGGCTCGTGCCAACGCCGAGCAAAAGAAGAATTAAAAGAATCAATATATTAGGGTTGCCCAAATAGGCCGTAAAAAAGTTGCCGCAAAGCTGCCAAGCACCAATGTCATGCATCTGCATTCTCCCTCGGTTTGAAGTATCGGCCAGCGGCAAATTCCGCTGGTCGCCGGAGGTTCAAAACCGACACAAGGACGGCGCGATACTCTTTACCCTTTCGGGCTGGACATACAGCATCGCCCTCCGGCGTTAAGCCGAAAGGCGACATCCTTGACGGACGATGTCATACCGCACATGTGAGGTTCTTAAGCCTCAGAAGGAAGAAGAATGAATCTCCAACCTTCATGCCCTTAGCATGGCGTTAACCTATTCTTTGGTCAACAAAATAAGATTTGTGACAAAGCAAGACGTTACAGATTTCGCCTTGCGCGACTAATCCCTCGAGCAGCCTCCGCCGAGATCTGGCTTTGGCTGGCCCGAAAGCTATTCGCATCCGGCGTCGAGATCTGCATCACCACATTGACCTGATTGCCTGACCGAGCGTTTTTGGGCAGGACGGTTTCTCCTCGTTGAAGGATCGCAGGAACCTCGTCTGGTCGTAGGCCAGCGATCCCGCCTGAATGATAGCGGGGCGCTCCCGCAAACACGAAAGCAGGAACCTGTCGCGCGGGGGCTGGGCTACCGACCGTTCCGCCTTCGTGAAAGAGCGAGCCGAATATATCTGACAAGAAGCCGCCGCCTTCAAGGCTTGACCCCATCGCTTTGAAAAGCGGGCCAGTGATCGATTGCTGCACGAACATCCGCGTTATGTCGGCAACGATACTGTTGGCCAGATCGTTCAGGCTGTTGAGGCTAATCTCGCCGGATGTCACCATGTTGACGATGGCATCCTCGGTCGCCTTCATGGCGCTTGTAAACGCTTTTTCGACCGCCCCCGCCGTATCTTCGCCTTCCTTCTGATAAGCGCGAAAGGCGCGGATCGCACCGGCCTGTCCGTCCGTACGACCGGCCAGTTGCTCGTCGTAGGCTTTATCCTTTGCTTTGTTGAAGACTTCCTGACTGATTGCGCCCGCATTCAGCATTTCAGTCAGGCGCGCGATCTGATCGGCGTAGGCTTCCGTCGCCGATTTGGATTGATCGGTAAGCTGCTTGCCTTCTTGTTTCAGCTTGTCGAGTTTTTCCTGCGCCTGCGTCTGGTCATAAAGCGAGGCGGCCATTTGCTTCGTGCGCTCGACTTGCTCTTGCGTGGCCGTTTCAGGAAGCTTTGCCACCGCATCCTGAACAAACGCTTTGCGCTTGTCAGACAGCTTGTCCATCTGCTTGCCGAGATCGGCGATGACTTTCTCGGCGCTTGCGAAGGCTTTTTCATCGAATAATCGCCCAGCCAGATCGCTCGTCTTGCTTTTATCGGCGTCCGTCGCCTTATTAGAAAGCCGCGAAACGGCCTGATCGATAAAGGCTTGGCGTTCATTGCCGATGCCAAGCAGTTTTTGCTTCAGATCGTCGATAACCTTTTGGTTCGCATCCGCTTCCTTTTGCGCCGCTTCGGCAATGGGTTTTTGAATGGCGTCGATCTGGCGTTTGGCAAGCTCTTCGGCCTGTTTGATGGCCGTATCGACCGCGCCCGCATTACTGCCGTCCGTTTCGCGCAGAGCGTTCAGGTTCGTTTTTGTCTTCGCCAGCTCGTCATTAATTTTGGTAATTTTCTCGGCGGGATCGTTTACGAGTTTAGCCAAAGCCTCGTCGATGCCCTTGCGCGTCGTGAGCAAAAGATCGGCGCGGCCTTCCTTTTCTGCGTTGGCGCGACCAGCATCAGCTTTGGCTCGTTCGTCGGCTTCGGCTTGTTCGGCCTTAGTCAGGCGTTCGATCTCTGCCGTAAGTTCGGCGGCTTTCTTTTGCCGGAACGCTGTGTTGTCTTTATAAAGCGGCTGGACAACCGGCGGCAGGTTTTGAAGCCATTCAAGCTGCTTTTGCACTTCGGCCAGTTCGTTTTTAGCTTTTCGCAACTGGACATCAAGCGGAGCCTTGCTGAACCACTCGGTCGTCACTTCAAAAGTGGATGCGAGCTTTGCCAGCACGCCCATCGCCGTGCCGCCCACGGTTTCGGTCTGGCCGATGGCCTTGAGCATATCGCCCCAAGCGACCGACAGGCGGTGCGTTGCTCCGGTCAGACCTTGCGTTTCCGCTTGCCCCGCGCCGCCGACCTGTTCTTGCAGGGCGGCGAGGATCATCTTTTGCGCTTCGGCCTTTTGTCCCGTCTCGACAAGCGTCTTAATAACGTCTTTTTGAGAATCCGAAAACGAAACGCCCACGCGCCGCAGGGCCGTCAGGCCTTCCACGGGATCTTCGAGGGCCTTGCCAAGCTGCGTGGCGGACGAGCGCAGATCCTGCCCAAACACGGACGACATGTCCTGCGCCAAATGGATCGCCTGTTTAAACGTGTCGCCGGACACGGAACGGAACGTCGCCATGATTGCGGCGGCGCTTTTGACGTCTTCGGCGCTGGTCAGCGTCGAATGCTCCATCTGCTCGGCCATTTCGGCAATTTCTTTGCCCGTCAGGCCGGAGGCATAGCCCGTGGCTTTGAGCACGCCTTGCAAACGGTTGAAGGTCTGCTCGGCGAGTGCCGCTTCTTCGTAGCTCTGTTTGAAGATCAGAGCCAAACCGCCAAGGGCCGCCCCTGCCGCAAGTCCCGCAGGCCCCAGCGCGGCCAGCCCTGCGCCGACCGGCCCCATCTGGCTGGACAGACCAATCGCCGCGCCTTTCATATCGTTCGCGGCGGCGTTCAGGGCGATCAGGCTTTTGGAAGCGGGCTGTCCGGCAAGCTCAATCTTCTTGAGCGACTTCTCGCCGGACTCCCCGATCTCCTTCAGCTCGGCCTTGACCTTGCCGCCATCCATGACGGACAGACGGATTGCAAGATTGCGTTCGGGCATTACTTTAAGCCCTCATTAACTTTTGCGTTGATTGCGGAAACCATTCCTGACTCGCAGGCGGGGAGAAGCTCGACCAATCCGGTCGGGTCGTAGCCGAGGGATTCTCCGATATGGATGGCGGCGTTCATGTCGATGCCGATGACGGCAAGCTGCGCCGTGCGAAGCTGCCCCGCACAGCGAAGCGCAACGTCCCACGCTTGCCAGCCTTCCATCGTTTGCGGCTCGGTCTCGGCGTAGGGGCAGCGGTCGCCGTGCTCGTTGGTTTCTCCTTTCGAGCACGTCAAACAGTTTTCGGCGCACGAGCAGCAATAATCCGGCCCGCCGCCGAAATGCCATTTGCAGCGAGCCTCTAGGCGTTTTTTTCCTGTTCCAGAAGAAGCGATGGGCCGAGGTAGAGTCGCTCGAACGCGTCCGCGATGGGCCACAAGTCCATCAACGCCGAAACAGCTTCCGGCGTTACTTCGGCGAGGTTGTCCTCGCTGTCGCCAACGCCTTCCCATGCGAGCACGGCCAGCTCCGCTAGACGCTTGAGGAGCGCCGCGCTGCGCGTTCCGGCGTCGGCGTCCCCTTGCGTTTCTTTCAGAGCCGAGACCCGCGCGGCCATGACAAGCGCCGATGTCGCGGGGCGAACATGCAGACGCACGCCATAACCGAGATCAAGCCAAAAAGGCTCGCGCTTAAGATCAAGCCGGATCATGCGTAATCCTCGACATCATTGGTGAGCGCGACGGTCAACATTTGGCCGACGCTCGGCTTCGCGGCCTGCCAGTTAAAGCTCGCCTGCACGCCGCCGGGGCCTGTGACGGCCAGCTTGGGTTTGGGCAGATAGACTTCATGCGCCGTGAAGATAAGCGAATGGTCGGCGTCGATGACGTACCCGAACTCCAGCTCGATGGGCGTGTTGTTGGTCGCCGTGTCGATCAGCGTCGTGTCCGCGAAACGCACCTCGATGGTTCCCGTCAGAGCGGCGATGGTCGGGTCGGCCCCGTCGATCTTGCCATCCGAGCGGATCGTCTCGATGCGTTCCAGATTGTTGCTATAGGTCAGCTGCGCTCCCGTGACGTTGCCGAGCGCCGTGCCGTCCCGTTTGATCGAGCCTTGGAACTGGTTGAAGCGCGTCAGCAAAGACGATGTCGGCGTGCCGCCTGAGCTGGCCGCCGCACGGGTTTCACCTTGCGCAACGCAGTTCAGCGTGGCGTTGGCCGCGCCGGAGCGTGCGAACGACAGCTGCATGGAGTCGATACGCACGCCCATGTTCATGAAAAACGCCGACGCTTCCGGCATGCCGACTTCGAGCGACAGGCTGGGCAGCGACGAAAGACCGGAGTCGAACGTATGCACATACGGCCCCGTGCCTGTGGTGTCTGGCGCGCCCAGCAGCGCTTTCAGCCAATAACCGAAATTGCGGACATCGACGGGCACGACGATATCACCCTCGACCTTGATCACGTCGCGGATTGGTTGCGATGGATCGCGGCCTTGCCCCAAGAGATCGGAAGCGATCAACCCTTGTTCCGAACCGAGATTCGAGGACACGAACGGGAACTTCGTATAGTTCCCGATGGGCGAAGACCCGTAGATGGTTTCGAATTTACCCAATAGCTGCGCATTCGCGCCATAAGCACGTGACATAGTTTACTCCTTCGGTTGTGGTGGTGAAAAAAACGGCCAGCTAATTCAGCTGGCCGTCGGTGACGTAGATAAGTTCAATCAACACAATGGCGGTCTTGACGCTCGGTGCTTGATTGATGCCGAGCGACCCGATTTCTGGCGCAAGCGGCGTGACGAGATCGCAAAGCCCGCCCAGCGTGCGGTCGGTGGAAAGAGCTGTCGCAATATCTTCGAACAGCGTGTCCAGCGCCGCATCGCGCTCCGCCGCTTCGCCTTTTTGAACCGCGATGTCGAGCATGGCGCGATGCTGCCAGTAGTAAGAGATCGGCGAGAGCATCGTTTCCGGCTCGCCCGTTTCGCCGTCGCGTAGGATGATCAAGCCGCCCGCAGGAATGACCTCCGGCAGAACCTCGTTACGCAGAACCCGCGCATCAGGGATCGTTTGCAACTGTGCGAACAGCGCTTGCAGAATGGTTTCGCGTGGCGTCATGTCTGTTCATTTTCTTGCCAGTTCCGGATGATGAGTTCGGGCGTGCGGTCGATCCATTTCTGGGCGACGGAATCGATGTCGAAGCGTTTTTTGATGGTGACCTGCGGCACGAGGATAAAGACCGGCACCGTGGTGAGGCCGCGCCCCGTCCGTATGGAGGCAGCACTGGCATCGGCGAACCCTCCGCGTTTCCCTTTCCGCGCGCGCATGTCGTCGGCCACAAGCAGCGACGGCGCGCCACGTCTGTAGACAAAGCGCAGCCTCTTGCCATGCGCCTGTTCCCATCCGGCTGGCGTAATTTTTTTGAAGAGCGCGAACTTGCCTGCCGCAGGGGTGGGGATAGCCAGAAAGAAACCCTTGCTGGATTTGATAACGCATCCACGAGCGTAGACGGCCACGATGTTCGGGGCTTTGCTGAACACGAACCCTGCGGCGTTAAGGCTTTGGCCGCTTTTGGGAAAGACCTGCCCACGCCATGTGTTGGCGAGCCTCTGGCCGAGGCCAGCCCCTGTGACTTGCCCGCGCAGTTCCAGTTTAAGGCCATCGGTTGCTTGCCTCACGCCATCCGTCACGGCCCGTTCCGCCACGCGCTGCTCGGCGGCCATGATCTTTTTGAGATCGCCCTGAAGCGCTGCGAGAAGTCTCATGCCGGTATCACGTCAAGCCGCCAGATCAGCCGTTCGCGGTCGCCCATTGGCTCGGACTGGACGATGTAAGTGATCCCGTCCACCGTAAGCCTGTCTCCCGTTTTGGGCTGGGCGATGTCCTGCCTTTGTATCTCGAACAGCGTCGTTGCCGCGTGGATTTGCCCTTCGCCGAAGTCCGTGATGATATCCGGCTGCTTGGTCATCACGCGGACATTGATGGCTTCGGCGCTGCCCTTCGGCAGATAGACGGCGGCCTTGCTCAGGATCGGATCCGCAAACAAGGCTGCAATCATATTGCCGAAGGACATGGCTTTTCCCCGATTACGCGGCCTTGCCTTTGACCAACACGCGCGGACGCGTGCAGATCGGCAGCGGGTTGGACTGCGAATGCACCTTGACCCAGCGCCCGAACTCATCGTCGATGGCCTGTTTGGCGTAACGCGGCAAACCAACGGTGTTCACCGTCTCGACGAAGTCGGCAGGCGCGTTGTACTGCCGGAACAGGTTCGGCACGCCAACGGGGAAGAAGAATGCCTTGGCGCTTTCGGTGTATTCCACCGTGCCGACCTTGCCGCGATATTCTTCGAACACGATGCCCGCATATTCGAACTGGCTCCGCGCTTGTCCCGTGCGCAGGAAAAGGCTTTCCTGATAACGGTCGTAGGCCTTGGTCACTTCCGGATGCGTGACAAGCGCGTCATAGAAGTCCGAGCCGCAGATTGCGTGGATGTGGTCGTAGGTCTGCGCGCCAAGCTCGTCCTCGATGTTGCGTTTGACGGCATGGCAAAGCAGTTTCACGGCTCCGGCTTCGGGGTTGGCGTTGTCGAGATCGAAGTCGACTTCCGCCTGCTGTGTCACGCCGAACTCGTTGAACAAGTCGTAAAGCACCGTCACGCCGTCCGCGTCGAGGATTTGCCCCTTGATCGCGCCGACGCGAAGATGCTCCAGCGTCGCATCGTGCTTGTTCGCCATTTCCGCTAGGCGGAACTGGACGACCTGCTGGACGCTCTCCATCTGGTTTTCAGAGCCGAAGGATCGGATGTTCTGGACTTCGTCGGCCATGATCGTGTCTTCGATGGCGATGTGCGGCACGACGAACGACCGCGCCTTGCGCTTATTGGCGTGGTTTTGCACGGCAGGTGCGCCGCGAGCCGTGGTCTCGATCAGGTTCAGGCTTCCTTGCCGTTCCTCAATCATGACCGTGGTCGTGGTGATGCCGGATTCCGTGAACAAGCCAAGCTGGCCGATCTTACCGGGAATGAAGGGAACCTTATTGATGGCGTCCGTCAGGGACACCACCGAGAAGGCGTTGCTGTTGAATACGTCGAGCGTAGGCATAGGAAGGATTCCTTTCTGAATGACAAAACCCCGCATTCGTTTTGCGAATGCAGGGCTTTTGTCGGTTACACAATCGTAAGTGTGGCTTAGATGGCCGCGCGCACGAGGATGGTCTGGTTTTTGAGCTGGTTAGCGCCCGCCGTTTTCTGAGCGTCCGTCGCGCCCGTGAACCAGACGAGTTCGGCGGCGTTCACTTCGGCTTGACGGGCGATGATCACGCCGTCCTTGTCGGCTGCGGTCGCGTCGACGGCGTCCAACAACACGGCAACGGCGGTTTGCGAACCATCGGTGTTCGACGAGCGGTATTCCTTGTACTTGCCGGAGCCGCCGCCCACGACCACCGTGAAGCGGTCGCCCGCCGCGAAGTCTGTCGCGCCGTCGGTCAAAGTGAAGTTGATCGCGCCGACGAAAGGCGTTCCGACCTGCGCCGTGCCGATGATCGAGCCGCCCGGTTCCTCGACGGCGAAGGTGCCGCCGTTGGCCGCAGGTTCGATGCAGTCGATCACATAGGTTCCGGCTTTGACGCCGGATCCCACCGAGACGTCGGTGATCGTGCCGTTGCCGACATTGCCAGCCGCCGCAGCGCCCGTGGCCGCGCCGACGGATACCTTGCCCAGCACATGACCAGCTTGAAGATTTTGGCCATGCAAGATGGTCACGGTATCGCGCGAAATCGTGCCCTCGGTTTCGGAAACGATAAACTCGGCCTTGTGTTGGCCTTCAGTAAGTTCAGTCATGGGTTATTTTCCTTTCTTTTGTTGAACGCAACTACTCTGTGACCGGCGCATGCGCGCCGCTCACAACCGTGACTGCGTTTTCGGGTTGTTGCGGGAGGAGTAGATCGCCGCCGTGTCGATCTTCGACTTGGCAGACGGGCTGCCAGCCATTCCTTCATGCTGGGACATGATGGCCGTCGCTTCCGCCGTAGCGGCCTTGGCCGTGAGCAAAGTCTTGCGGATATCGGCCACAGGAACGGCTTTGGCGACGAAGCCCGCCGCCTTGTCCGGCATGCCCGCGAGCTGGCACAACTCGTTCACTTCGGCGACATAGGCCAACGCTTCGGCGCGAGCCTCCGCTTTGGCCTGCGCCGTAAGCGCAGCGATATCAACGGCGGGTTCTTGCGCCGCCATAGGCGTGGCAGGCGCTTCTTGCGCAGTGACTTCGGCGGCTTGCGCCTCGGTTGCGGCGTTCAGGTTCGGGTCTTTCATAGACATATCCTTTCTTTGCGTGTTTGTGGTTGTGGACAGAGAAAAACGGAGAGGCTTGGGCGCGAGGCTTGCCGTCAGATCAGCCAAAGCGTCCGTGAAGGTTCCGATCTTGTCGGCAAGTCCGGCTGCGACGCCGTCCTCGCCGAAAAACAATCCGGCTTCGGTCGCTTTCACGGCCTCCACCGGCATGCGCCGCCCGCGCGAAACCGTCTGCGCGAACAGGTCGTAGACACGGTCGACTTCCGTTTGCAGCGCGGCGCGCGCGGGATCCGACAAAGGCTCGTGCGGCGACATGTCGTTCTTTCGCGCCCCCGCATAGATCGCCGTGTATTTGAGGCCGACATCGGCCTCGGCCTGCGATTGATCAAGATGCACGGCGATCACGCCGATAGAGCCGACGCCGCCCGTGCGCGGGACGTAGAGTTTGCTGGCGGACGCGGCGATGGCGTAAGCGGCGGAAAAAGCGTCCTCGTCCACGGACGCCCAGATCGGCTTGACCTTGCGCGCCGCGTAAATCTTGTCGGCCAGATCGAACACGCCGCCCGCTTCGCCGCCGGGACTGTCGACATCAAGCAAAATCGCTTTGACGGAAGGATCCGAAAGCGCCATGTCCAACTGCTGGCCGATGGTCGTGTAACTGACAAGCCCGCTTTGCGCTTCAAGCCCGACCGTCCGCCGCACCAGCGTGCCGAAGACGGGGATGACGGCGATGCCCTCCGGCGTCACATCGTAATCGCGCGTCTCCGCCGAAGATTTTGGCTGTAGACTTTCGCCATCAAGACGCGGTACGAGCACGCTGAGGATGACGTCCAGCTTGGCGCGCGCGATCATAAGCGGCGCGCCGAATACACGGGCCGCGATGTGGGGAAGAAGATTCATGCTGTTTGATCTGTTTGTTGTTGATCCGTTTCCGTTTGATCCTGCGCTTGTTGGTCGGGCGCATCAGGAGCGGTTTGCTCCGGAGGGGTCGCTGGCGTTGGTGCAGGTTGGCCGAGTTTGATGCCAAGCTCTTCGCGGCGTTTCTGGTCGGCGGCGATGCGGTTGTAGGTTTCGTCCACATCGTTGCCCTCGGCTTCGATGATGTCGGAAGGTGCTTTCCAGCCTTGTTCTTGCGCAATTTTCTCGGCCTGACGGTCTTTGAGCGGATCGACCCATTCCCATTTTGGCGCGATCCATTTGACCGCCGTGTATTGCGCCGGATTTTTGGCAAAGCCCGGCATGTCGAGCACACCAGCCAGAACGGCGGTCTCCATCCAGCGCCGCCATATCGGACGGCACATCTGAAACACCAGCGTAGCGAACTGGAACTGATCCAGCCGCCGCCGGAACTCGACCGTGCCTGCGCGAATGCTGGAATAATTGGCAGCTTTTAGATCGCCCGTGACGTTCGTGTAGGGAATACCCATAGCGGCGCAAACCGCCAGAAGCGTTCGGTACTGGAACATCTCGTAAGACCCGCCGACATCGGCTGGACTTGAGAACTTGATATCCTCGCCGGGCAGAAGCACCTGCATCGTGCCGGGCGATAGCCCCGCGATGGCTGCGCCTGTTTCATCCGCTGCGCCTTCGCCCATCATATTGTCTTCCGGCGCGTTCTTCGTGATGAAGCCCGCGAACAAGGCCGCGACCTTCTTGCGATCCAGTTCCGCGTCGTCGTACTGGTCGAGCAGATAAAGCTTCACCAGCGCGGGCGCGATCCACGGCACGCCGCGTATCTGGCCCGGACGTTCGGGACGATAGATGTGAAGGATTTCTGATGCCGGAACGCGGACGATCTCGCCCTTATTGCTTTGATCCGTGCTATCGCCCGGATGTTTGCGATAAAAATGATAGGCCACGCGCTGGCCGATGGGATTGAACTCGATCCCGCAGCGCACGGGATTGCCCGTAGGGCCGATGTCGATCTTCGTCAATGGCAGCATCTCGGCTTCAAGAAGCTGAAGCTGCAAGGGAACGGTCAATCCATCTCGCGGCATGCGTTGGCGGAAGCGGATGAAACATTCTCCGGCCTCGAACATGGCGCGCACCGCCAGAGCCTGAAGCCCGTAGAAATCTGTCAGACCATCGGCGTCCGCTTCGTCCGTCCATGCAAGCCATGTTTTTTGAATTTGATCCTTGAGCGCCTGATCGGCGACAAGGCTGGATGGCTTAACGCCCGCGCCGACGGCATTTGCCACAAAACTCTCGCAAGCATTCGAGGCATAAGGGTTCGAGCGCACGATCTGCCGCGCCCGCGCGCGCAGAAGATCACCGCCAGATGCCAGCAGACCATTTATGTTTTCCTGTGTTGCCCGCCAAGCCACCAGCCGCCGTTGCGCCATCGCGCCCTCGAAGCTGCCCATGAGCGCAGACGCGGACAAGCGTCCGGTGGCGGCGTATTTGACCGCTGCACCGATGCGAGAAAAGACGTTCATTAGAGATCCTTGTCCGCGTAAATCTTGATCCGGCGCGTCTGCACTTCGCCGTTCTCCCGCGCCAAAGCGGCTTCCACATCATTCAGCGCCGATTTCAGATCGGCCATCGAGCGGTACTCCACCGTCTTTCCGTCATAGGAGAGGCGCAGGACGCCGCTTGCAATCGCGGCGCGCAGAGCATCACGTTGAGAGATCGTGTAGGTCATAAATAACTGCTCCTGATCACGCGGCGTTGCTGAGGCGCCTTCGAACCCGTCCGCCTGAAATCGACTTGAGAAGCGGGTTCGGCTTCGATAAGCGCAACCGCCTTTTCAAGATCTTCCCATCGCCGCTGTGAAAACCGATCAATCCCGACAATCCATGCCGCCGCGCGCGCATAGACGCGGCAGTCCAAGGCTTCGTTTCGTTCGCGCAGCTTTTGCCATTCCAGTTTCGAGAAGCCGCGCTTGGTCTTGACGGTCACAAGCTGTTCCGCCGTCAACTGCCTGATCCATTCGCTATCGATGCCTTCGGGCAGATGCACCGTTCCGGGCGGGAACAGCGCACCGTCCGCGATCTCTTCGGCTGTTGGCCGAACAAGGCGCAGATAACGATAGGTCTCTGTTTTGAACGTCGATCCCGCGACGACCCAAAGCTTCGCGCCGCGCCTGATTTTGCGTCCGCCTTCGGTCGCGTCCACATAAGTGGGGCCTGTAACGGGGCTGGCGCGGTTAAATCCTTCCGCGCCCTTAACGGCCATGACCTGTCCGCCGCCCATCCTGCGCGTCCACGCATAGACGGCAGGTGCTTCGTAACCGGAATCGATAGCCAGCTTGGCAATTGTCAGATGCGGCCCATTCTCGTGCGGCCATGTCTGTGTCAGCAGTTGCGCCAGCGCGGCCCAAGCCGCAGGATCATCCGGCCCACCGGGAATAACGATGTGATCGACGAGCCAGCTTTCGAGGCCGCGCCCCCACGCCCAGACATCAACCTCGATGCGGTCTTTCTGTACGTCCGCGCCAGCAGTCAGGAACAAGCCGTGTTTTGGAACCGTGCCCAAACGATACGGCTCTCGGCGGTCGCATAGGATTTGCCAGTCTGGCGCTTCGCCGCTCTCAACCCATGTCTCGCCGAGCACGCTGTTTTTGAAGCCTTTCATGGCCTCGTCGTTTCCTTGTGCCGCTTCCCAATCGCGGGCGACGCGCTCCCAAGTGTACCAGCCCAACGGCGAGTTAAGGCTTGAGATGTGGTAGCCCACCGTAAGCGGATCGGTGCTGACCGCCGTCGCACGCCATTCTCCATGTTCGTTCATGAAAGGCTTGTATCGTTCCTCGATCCGCGCTTCGCAATGCTCGCAGAAATAGGCGACCGTTTCCGGTTTGCCTTTCTCCCAACGCAACCTTTCGAACCGCAGAACCTGCTTGTGTCCGCAAAACGGGCACGGCACGAAGTATTTGCGTTGATCGCTCGCCTCATATTCGCGTTCGATGCGCGAGATGCCCTTGATCGTCGGCGTGGAGCACAAGAACACCTTGCGCCTCCACGCGAAGGTACGCGTTCTAGCCTCGGCCAAGGCAACCGGATCGCCTTCTTCGCCTGCGCTTGCAGGATAAGCGTCGACCTCGTCCAGAAACAAATACCGTGCGGGCATAGAGCGCAGACCGATGGCGCTGTTAGCCCCAGTCATAACCAGAATGCCGCCCGGAAACTCTTTACTCAGCACCGTATTGCCACTATCGCGTGAACGCGCAGGCGCGACACGTTCGCGCAGCACCGGACATTCTTCTATCATCGGCTCAATGCGTTGCTGGCTGGAGCGACGAGCCATTTCGACCGTCGGGTTCACCATCATGGCAGGCCCCGGCGCGTGGTGAATGATGTATCCGATCCAGTTATTGCCGCACTCGGTGCCTCCGAGTTGTGCGCCTTTCATGAATACGATGCGCTGATAAGGTGAAGACGGTGACAGCGAACTCATGGGTTCGCGCAAGTACGGCGTGCGGATCGTGCGCCACGGCCCAGCTTCGTTTGCGCCGCGCGGCGAGAGAAAGCGATGCAGATCCGCCCATTCCCAAACCATCAGATCCGGATCGGGCGCTAGGCCATCCGCCCATCTGCGCAATATTATGTCCGCACCGTCGAACGAGGCGAGGCTTTCTTCGATGCCGATCATGAGCGGATTTCGATCTTGATGTCGGCAAGCTGAGCCAGATGCTCGCGCACCAGCTTTTCAAGCGCGACCTGAACCTGATGCGTGTCCGCGCCGAGGTCAGAGGCCAGCGCGGAGGCGACGCGCGTTGGCCACATCTGCCATGCATCGCGCTCCTGCCGTGCAATCCGATAGATCAACGCGACAGCTTGCGCGCGGTCGACAAGCTCACCTTTAAGCTTCTGCAGTTTGACGCGGCGCTCTTGCGCCTTCAAAACTTCATTTGCCGTGCGGGCTTGGACGAAGGTCGTGCCGCCGCCTGTTATGGGCGCGTGGCCGGACTCTCGTAGCGTATCGCCGACGGCGCGGATGGCCGCTTCTGGCACCGCTTTGCCTTTCGGCTTTTCTTTGCCTCGCACTTGCGCGGGATCCGTATTCGTCGCCAATGCCGCGATGGCCTTATCCGCGTCGATTGTCCCATCGCTTTCAAGCCGGATGCGGCCCGATGCGATGGCTTTCTGCACCGCGCCGCGACTTTTGCCCCACAGATCGGCGAACTGTCGTTGACTGACTCCCATATGTCATTTTCCTGCGCCCCAGCGTCGCTTTTGCACGATCACCTAATGATCGGGATAAGCCGAAGAAAGCCATCTGATTGCTCATAATTGACTGGATAAGTGCCGCGAATGAAGCGTTCATGATGGCGAAAGGAGGACACAAACATGTCCAAAAAACCAAGCAAAACAGGCAAATCCAAGCCGAAAACTATCGTCAAGGCCGCGATCAAAACCAAGGCCCAAGGCAACGGCAAACCCCTCGATGAAAGCAAACTCTCCGAGCCTATGCAGGCGGGTCTTGCCGCCGTCGCGGCCATGAAGCCGACAAATGACGCACCTGCGCGGGATACGAAACTCACGAAGGTTATCGAACTGTTAAGCCGCCCCGAAGGCGCGACCATCGACCAGATTGTCGAGGCGACGGGCTGGCAAAAACACACGGTGCGTTCGGCGATTTCTCACGCGCTCGGCAAGAAACGTGGTTACCAAATCGTTTCCGAAAAGCCGAAAGACGGCAAACGCGTTTATAAAATCGCACCCCCCAAGCAATGAAGCAATCCGTGCGCGCCGGTTGATTATCTAACAATCAACCGGCGCTTATCTTCGCAATCATATGATCCCTAATTGAGTGGATAATCTTGCGACGAAGAGCGATCATCACCATGTAATGAGAAACGCATTTATTGGAGGCCATTATGCAAAACAACAACCCGCTTCCCACCGCCAACCCCGAATGGGGATTTTGGGGCACAAGCGTCCGCAGCGACTACGATGCGCCGATGGTTTGGGACGCGATGAGCAAACTGCTTGCAGAGCGCTTTGATCTTACGCCTGAACATACGCGCGATCTTCTTGACGCGCGCTTCGGTCGCCATCTCGCCGACGAGTTAAGCTTCATCAAAGGCGGCCCCACAAGCCCCGAAGCGATTGCCGAGCACATCGACAACATCCTGCAGGACAGGGGTTGGAAGAGCTATTTCAGAAAAGCGATCCACGAAACCAAAGCAGCGTGAGGCGGCGATGACCAGAAACGAGATTTTTTCACAAATCGCATCAGACCATCTTCATATTGGCACGCTGCAAACGCGCAACAGCGACGAACTCGATTTCCACGACTGCAGCGTTTGGGGCATCAAGGCCGCGCTCGAAGCCGCTTACGATGCGGGCCTTCGTCAGCGCAAGCAGGCGCGCCAAGTCATAAAGCATCCTGCCGACGGCACTTGTTACATCGGAAGCATTAAAGCGTCCTATGCAGGCCTTGTCGAAATCTTCGGCAAGCCATCGGAAGGCGACGGCTTTAAAACCGAAGCGCATTGGCTTGTTATGCTTCCGCGCAAAGAGGTCGCCACGATTTACAATTACAAGAACAGTCGCAGCTACTCGCCGGACTTTCCTCTGATCGAAGCGATCAGCGAATGGCATATCGGCGGTCACAGAGGCAGCGCACTTGACGCGCTCATAAATAAGCTCGGCGCGAAAGCAACCCTTATCGACCGCGTTAAATGAAAGGATCCGACCAATGACCATCCTTGTGCGTTTTGCCAGCAAGCCGCGCGACATTACCGATGTCGAGGCCGCTTATCGAGACGACAGCCTAAGGGCGGAAGTCGTCACGGTCAGCGAAACCACTGCCTTGACCGCCGAGGAATACGATGCCCTTGTCCAATCCTTTCTTACAGACCGCACTTGGTGTCTCGGCAAAGGCGGCTACTTTAACGGTCGCGTGAGTGTGATCGAAGTCACGGCTTCCGATAGGCGCCAGCTTTACATCAATCCCGAAGGATACGGTTACGCGCGCTATGTCGGTTTTAAAGCCCCCGACAACGCCTTGCGCTTTCCCGACGTGCGCGTCCAGCTTTCCGGCCGCGATGGCAATGCCTTCGCCGTGCTTGGGCAATGCCAGCGCGCCGCACGCAAGGAAGGCGTGCCGGGCGATCAGATCAAAGAATTCATGACTGAGGCGTCAAGCGGCGATTACGATCACCTGCTTGCCACATGCATGCGCTGGTTCGATTGTGCTTAAGATGCCGAAGCCAGTTCAGCTTTCTTTCCCGTAAACTCTTCCCACCGCTTGACAATCACGTCGCAGTATTTGGGATCCAATTCGATCAGCCGCGCCTGACGCCCGGCTTTCTCGCAAGCGATGAGCGTGCTGCCAGAGCCGCCGAAGCAGTCCAGAACAATGTCGCGGCTTTTGCTGCTGTTGCGGACGGCGCGTTCAACAAGCTCAACGGGCTTCATGGTCGGATGCAGATCGTTCTTCGTCGGCTTGTTCACAAACCACACGTCACCCTGATCGCGCGCGCCGCACCAGAAATGATCGGTACCTTGTTTCCAGCCATAGAGGATCGGCTCGTACTGGCGCTGATAGTCCGAGCGCCCAAGCGTGAAAGTGTTTTTGGCCCAGATGACAAAAGTCGACCATTTTCCGCCCGCCGCAACGAAGGCTTTTTGCAACGTGTGCAGTTCGCTGGATGACATGCAGATGTAAATCGCGCCCTTACAGACAGTCACCATATTGACGCAAGCGTCATAAAGGAAGGCCTCGAAGCCTTTGCCAAGATTATCGTTCATGATCTTGCGGTCGTTGCCGCGCATCTTGTCCTTGGCCGTGTTACCGTAATCCACGTTGTAAGGCGGATCCGTGAATACCATGTCGGCCAGCGCACCATCGAGAACCTTTTCGACGTTTTCGAGAACGGTACTGTCGCCGCAGAGCAAACGATGATTGCCAAGAACATAGACATCGCCGGTCTTTGTCACGGGATCGATGGGCACTTCCGGCACGGCATCGTCGTCCGTGTTCCCTTCGTTTCCGTCTTCAAGATTCAGCAGATCGTCGATCTCGTCCTCTCCAAACCCAAGGAGAGAAAGATCGACGTTCTCCTCTTGCAGCCGCGCCACCTCTGCCGCAAGCATCGCTTCATCCCATTTGCTATTTTCAGCGATGCGGTTGTCGGCAATGCGATAAGCGCGCGCCTGCGCTTCTGATAGATGGCCGAGGCAAATGACGGGAACTTCAGTTAAGCCAAGTTTCCGCGCGCCTAAAAGGCGGCCATGCCCCGCGATCAAAACGCCACGATCATCGACAAGGCAAGGCGCATTGAACCCAAACTCCGCAATGCTGGCCGCGATTTGCGCAATCTGCGCGTCATCATGCGTCCGAGCGTTTGCGGCATAGGGCAGCAAGCGGTCGAGCGACCAAAGCTCAACGGTCAAGGTCATGAGGCTTCGCTTTCTTGGGTCAAATCGATGCCGCGCGCGGCGGCGGTTTCTTCAAAACTTGTTCCTTCGCCTTCAAGCGCAAGGGGCGCGTTCGGGAATATCTCGCGCCATCGGCGCACGGCCACGTCGACATAAGCGGGCGCAAGCTCCATCGCCCGAACGGCGCGGCCTGTTTGTTCGCCCGCGATGATGGTGGTTCCCGATCCGCAGAAGGGTTCATAAACAATCTCGCCCTCGGCGCTGTAGGCCTGCATGATGAACGCGGGCAAACGCACGGGAAACACGGCGGGGTGTTCGGTTTCGACGCCGCGCGCTTTGTGGCGCGTAATGCGGATCACGTTGTCCGGTATCTTGTTTTCCTGAACGGGCTGTTCGGCGTGCGTCCATTTGCCAACCGTGCCATCTTTTTCGCGCAAGCCGCCTTCGTCTTCGTGCATGACGTGCCCCGCCCATTTGCAGGGCACGATCTTGTTGGGTTTGCGCGGCGTCTTGTTGAAATGAAAGACGAACTCGAAGCTGGGGGCGAAGCGTCCGTTCCAATCACCCGGAAGACCCGGCCCCTGATCCCAAACGTACCAGCCGAAGCGCCGCCAGTTTTTCTCGCGCATCCACGCGATCCAATCCTGCCAGTAAGGCTGCCATTCGCCGTCTTTGTGGATCTGGCCGAGATTGACCAAGACCTGACCATCGTCGCGCATCGGCAATACGGAAAATACGCCTTGCATCAGCTTGTCCCAATCGCTGATGCCTCCGGTCGTGTAATCGCGCTGGTTGCCATAGGGCGGCGACGTGAACAGCAAGTGCGCTTGCTTCCCGCCCATCAAACGCGCAATGGCGGCGGGATCCGTGCTGTCGCCGCAAAGCAAGCGATGGTTGCCAAGCAGCCAGACGTCGCCTTCGCGCGAGACGGGATGCTTGGGCGGCGCAGGCGCTTCGTCTTCCTTGCCGCCAGCCTCGGACGGCTTCTCCTGCTCATCCTGCAAGGGGGCGAGGATTTGATCGATTTCTTTTTCGTCGAACCCTGTGAGCGATAGATCGAACCCAAGTCCGTTCAGCGCGTGCATCTCCTCCGCTAAGAGAGCGTCGTCCCATCCCGCTTGCAGGGCTAGTTGGTTGTCGGCGATGACGTAGGCGCGGCGTTGCGCGGGCGTCAGGTGATCAAGCAGGATGACCGGAACTTCCTTCAACCCGACCTGTTTTGCCGCTTCCAACCGCCCATGCCCAGCGATGATCGTGCCGTCGCTGACCACAAGAAGCGGATTGGTAAACCCGTATTCGACGATGCTCGCGGCCAGCTGTGCGACCTGCGCCGCATTGTGCGTGCGCGGGTTTTTCGCATAGGGCTTGAGCTTGCCAATCGGCCAAAGCTCTATACTTTTAGCCATTTGGTGGCGGCCATTAGGCATTTTGTCCGACGACCCTTTTCAGGGATGCTCTTGTGTCTTTGCGGATGTTTTCGATATTCACATAAACGCCGGTAATGCCTTTTAGGGCATGAGCCATCGGATCGGCGGATTTCAGCGCGGCCCCTGCAATAGACGCGGCGCGTTTCACACTCACACCGAACTTTTGCAAAGAGACTATCGCGGCAAGATGAACGACGTCATCGAAGATATATTCTCGCGCCCGCTTTTCTGGGACACTTTGTGACGGTTCAAAAAGCCCACGCGATATCCATTTTTCGATTTGCATTTTCGTCGCGCCAACAGCCTCGGCGACTTGCCAGATGGTGTAGGTTGTCATTTTTTCTCACTTTTCATTTTTGGATGCGGGCTGGCTTCCTTGGGCAAAGAATCCACTTGTCGGAATCCACCCGCCAAGCTGACTTAACGCTTTGTTTTCCATGAAATAATCGGGCTGCGCTTGAAACCACAACCTGTGGGGTGGCTTCCCGCTTTTCGACCCTACATGTAGCGAAGTCCCGCGCTCTTGCCGCCAGCATACGTTTTCCGGCTGGAAGGACCCAAGATTTCAAAGGGATAGGCTACCCACCCCCATCCAATGCGGGTGGATGCCTTATCCATTTTGGCTCGACCTATGCGCTTGCCAAGAACGCTTCGACAGACGCGAAGCTTTTTTCGACATCGCCTTCAAGCGTATCGAGTTCCTTTTTGAGATCGGCGACGCGCTGGGCAGCCGAGATGGCCGTGGCCTTGGCGGCGTTGGCTTGGTCGAGCTTGTCTTTGAAGTCGACAAGCGCGGCTTCGTACTGCTCGAAAACAAAATCGAGGTCGCGCGGTTCTTGCGTCTCGGCCTGCGCGGGGGCGGCGTCGGTCGCCGCATCGGTGTTCGCAGTCTGTGATGTGGCGTCGGTCGTTTGGGGATCGGTCATGCTTGTCTCCGTTTGTTGGCTGGTTGAAGAAAGGGTTGGGGTTATCGCGCTGCGCACGCGCACGGCCAAAGCCGCAATGGCGCGCAGGCAATTCTTGATGGTGGGCAGGATGCTCATCGCTTCTCCGTGAACGAGGCGCACATCACACGGCGCGGCAAAGCCGAGAATGCCGCGATCATGTACGATACTGTTCGATGATGTTCGATAGTGTCGAAGCTGTTCCGAGGGTGTCACACGCTATCGGATAGTGTTCGACGGTGTCGAACGGTGTTGGCCGGATCAGGCAATCTTCGATGCGTTTTCTTTGCTGAAAATATCATAAGATTGCTGGATTGTGCGACCATATCCGCATGATGTCGGATGACGTTCGACCCTGTTCGGAAGGTCTCGGCACTTATCCGAAGGTGTTGGATACTGTTCGATAGTGTCGACGGTGTTTTGCCCGCCAGCGCCCACATTCGTCGCGCGTGGGTTTCCCAAATCATAACCAAGATTATGCCTAAAACTGCGCAAAACGCGCACAACTATTATGCGCACGACATTTTTCAGGCATTTGAATCGTTTACCGATGGTTTTGCGCATTCTCGCCTATCCGTTTCGGATTCTTTTGACGCAGGGAAGCTCAAACTTCATGTCCGGATTGGCCAGCCGATACTCGATTTTGGCGAGAGCGATTCGCCAATCGTACTGGAGTTTGCGCACCGACCAGCCGAGAAGACGGTTGATCTTCTTCCATTTGAGGCCGCACGCGCGGAGCCACAGAAGCGTGACTTCCTCACGCTCAAGCCACATGAGCCAACGCAGGGCTTCGTCCATCTCGGTGATGTGGCGCGCCGAAGGCGGGCCGAGCTTGATCCGCGCTTCTTCCCAGCCGTAAGCGTAGATCGCCTCCTGCATGATCTGCGGCCATGTCCCGAAATAACCGCGCACTTTGACGGGCGGAAGACGGCGCAAGGTATGCGCGGCTTGTTCCAGCCTGTCCGCGACATCGCTCATGCTGAGGTGTTTGGAAGATTTCATGCGACCCTCCCATACATTTTTGCGTCAAGCATGTTGCGCGCCCATTGGCAGTTGTCGATCTTGGCAAACTGCAGGAGAGCGATCCGCGCTTCCTCAAGCGAGGTGAAGCCGTAGCGGATGAGCATTTCGCCGAAAAGCGTTTCGGGGCTTGTGCCGCGCGCGTGTTTCCAACCCGTCCAGAACGCGCCGCTTGAGGTGACGCGCTCTTCGCACAAATCAAACCGATCCCGCACGCGCACGTCATAGACGCGGTTCGTGTGGGAGTAGCGCCAGTAAATGTTCGCATCACGCGCCTTGATCAAGGTACCGGTCATCGCTTGAACCTCCTTTGTTGCTTCGGGGAAAAACGGGCAAGCGAAAGGTATTGCGCCGGATGTGATCGCGGGGCATCGCTTGACGGATCCTGTGTGAGAGAAAAATTTGTATACCCCCAGTGTCCCATCACTGGGGGGTATATATTTATATATGGGGGGCTAGTGACGCTGCAGGCCGCAGAAAGCTTAGCTTTTTGCCTAGTTAGGGACGATCCGTCACTAGTGACGGTTTTTTGAGCAAAACTGCGGGTTAGAACGTCACTAACTAAGAGCCATAACTGGGTAGTGACGTAGTGACTAGTGACGGAGCCATTGCCAAAACGGATAGGAACATCGGCGCAGGGGAGGATGAAATTAATTTTCATGAGCGGCTCCTTTTTTGCCCACGGCAAAGTTGCCAACGCCTAAAGCAAAGGGGCCATCCGGCACATCGAGCCATTGGACGGTCTTGCTGCCCTTGGCGGCGGCCTTGACGAGAATTTGGTTGTTCAAAAGATTTTGAACGGAGTTTTCGAACGCGATGCGGCCCAGCTTGTGGAAGGGTTCGGGCAATTCCTCGCGGCGCTCGTAAAGGCTGTTCGCACCCGTCTTCGTGTATGGCAGTCCCGCCTTCGCCGCTTTCTCCACGGCTTCCACGAGACTGTCGAGCATCTGATCCTTGTGGGCATAGACCGAGCGCCGGAACTCGTGCGTGCGGTCGATCAGAAGACCTGTTTTCTTGTCGCGCGTGAAAGTGTGGATGCTCTTGTCGCCGCCGAGGTTGCCTTTGACGAGAGCGCCCTTGAAGAGAAAATCCTCTTCCCACTCGATGTTCAGCCATTTGCATTCCTCGCGCAGATTGGCTTTTTCGTCCGTCCAGAGGACATACGCCCAGCGACCGCCGTTCACGAGCGCCGAAGCGCCGCGAATGGTGTTGCGCGCCGCCATCGCCGTGATCTTGTGTCCGCCGCGCGAGCCGCTGTCCTTGGTCGTGTGGTGGCACAGGATGATGGAGATTTTCAGCTGCGCCGCCATGAAGGAGAACATGCTCAGGATGTACTGCGCGGCGTTGTTGTCCCCGTCGATGCTGACGTTGATGAAGCAAGCGAGCGGATCGAACACGACAAGGCGCAAATCTGGAATGGCCTCAAGCTCTGACGTGATCATGTCCCAAAGCGGCGTAGTTTTCGTTCCCTCCGGCGAGGTCGAAAACAAAGTCATGGGTCCGGACGCGCTCGGCAAGGGAATGGGAAAGAGCCGCACGTTCGGGTGCTCGCGCCGTCCTTCCGGGTCAAGTCGATCAAGGCGGCGGTGCAATTCGTCCCAATCGTCTTCCGCCGCGAAGATCACGGCTGCCCCCGTGGCGGTCACGGGATGGCCAAACGCCATCGGCTTCACATCGAGAAGCCCACCCGTCATGCCGGGCATGGCGACTTTCAACGAGAGATCAAGAATGAGCATCCCTTTGCCTGCGCCGCCCGTCGCCGCGAAGATTCCGGCGCAGTTCATGGGGATCACGTCTTCGACCAGCCATTCAACGGGCTTTGATTGGCCTGTCTTGAAGCGGTTGGCAGACCAGTCCGTGATGTGAAAAGGCCCTCGTTGTTCAACGGAAGGCGCGAGCGTTTCAATGGGCTGTTCCAAAAACGCGGGGATGTCGAAGCCTTCGACGCAAGCGTCCGCCGCATCCCAGCCTTCGGTTTTGTCCTGCGGCAGAGAAAGGATGCCGACACTTGCTGCGCCTGTTGCCAACGCAGCTTTGGCGGCGGCTTGCGCATAGGACAAACCCGTCGCGTCGTTGTCCGGCCAGATCAGAACGCGCTTGCCAGCTAGAGGCGACCAGTCCGTCTTATCGGTCGGCGCATTAGAGCCGCTCAAGGCGCTGGTCGCAGGGATGCCGGAGCCTATGAGCGCGTCCGCCGCTTTTTCGCCCTCGACCAGAATGACCGTGTCGACATCCACGATGCCCGTTTGGTTATAGAGTGGGCGGCCTGATTTAGGCGCCTCCCATTTGTGCGTGACGGCGTTCCATATTTTGAAGGCCTTTTTGCGCTTGCCGTTTTCCTGATATTCATGCCGGTAGACGACAAGCTGGATCACGCCAGCCGCGTCGGTATAATTATACTGCGCGACGGGTTGTCCCATGTCGGGTTGGTTTTTAGAAACCTTTTGAGGTTTCGGCGCTGGCATGCGCTCGGCGATATTCAGAAAGGCCGCGATGTTTTGAAGCGCCGTCCAGTAATCCTCGCCTCGCACGGCTTTCCAAACATCGATCAGGTCGCCGAACTTCTGGCCCGTGGCGAAATCCTCGCCCACGCCCATCTTGTTTTTGCGCACGCTGAGCTTAAGGCTGTCGCCGGGTATCCCTGAGATGTTGCCGCAATGAAACTCTTCGCCGACATAGAGGCCGCCCGGCAATAGATGGTCAAGGATTTGCCGATGGCAATCCGCCATGCGTTGCTTGACCTGCGCGGCGTCGATCTTGGCGCGAGGATCAAGCGGCCCCTGTTTGCGGGCATCATTAAAGTCCATCTTATCCGCCATGCCAGCACCTTTGGGCGTAGGGGCAGCAGAGGCAGAGATAGAAGTCTGGGTTTGATGCCATGCGCGGCAGCAACTCTCCGGCATCCGTGGCGCGCAGAATGTTCACAGCCTTGTCGCTCGTGCTTTGCGCCAAGGAGGCGTCGAACGGCACAAGCTCGTGATAGAGTTCTTCCGTGTCCTTGTTTAAGGCCGTAAACAACGCAGGCGCTTGCGCCAAATCGGGCATATAGCCCTGATAGAGCGCGACTTGTGCCGCATAGAGCGGCTTGGAGATCGCAAGGCCGCGTTTGACCAAATCCTGCCAGCTTTTGTCCTTAAGCGCCTTGTGTTCCCACAGCGCGGGATAGAGAAACCATGACGGGCCGTTGACAACGACGCCATCGATATGTCCCTTGATGCGGCCCTTGGCGACCGAGAAGCCAAACTGTCCGCCGTCCGTTTTTTCCGTGCGCAGATCGAACCCAGCCGCGCGCAGCCACTTGATCGACAGCGCCTCGAACTGATGCCCAGCCGCAAAGATACGCAGGGTCTGGCCGTCAAAATCCTTACCCTGATCCTTGGGCGCGCCAACATACTCGTACTGGATGCGACGAGAACATGGGTCGCCAAGCATGGACGCGCCCAGATATTCTCGGCGCGGCTGCGTAGCGCGTTCCGCTATCAGCGCTGCATCAATGAGATCGTTGATACGCTGGCCGATGGGGATCGAGCGCGGATCCTGCGCGGCGCGATCCGAGCCGTGATTGAAATCAAGCATGCTCAAAACGGCACCTCCGGACTGCCCTTGCGCATGGCATCCTGATAGGCCGTGACGATCACCTCGATCAGCGTGAGCACCTGTTCTTTGCTATAGGCAGACAAGGGCTTATCCATCCCGATCTCGGCCACGCATTCGCCGAGCGGAACAAGGCAGGCATGAATAGAAGCGCGTTCAAAATCCGTCATGTCAATCATGCCGTTTCCTTCCTTAAACAGACGTGCGTAAAGATCGAGGCAGCGCATGCTGCAAAAACGCCGCGCTGGTTTTTGGGGTTGGCCGATCAAGGCGGGCATAAAGCCGAAGCCGCGCTGTTGGCGGTAACAAATGGCGCACCATTTCACGGGTTCTCCTTTTCATAGGTCATGATGGCTTGTCCGATGATCGCCGCGATTTGCGGGACGATGGCGTTGCCGAGAGCGCGCAGCCTGTCCACCCGATGGGATATCCCATGAGCCACTCGACCCACATCGGGTTCAGACTCCCACCAACCGCTGCATTGAGGGGCGAGGAATTCCGGAAAGGCTGAGAAGCCCCGCCGTTGTTGGGCGCATCCTGTGCTGTCGGAGACGCCAGAAGAAGCATCGACTGATTGACGGCGCGACCCAGTTCGTTGCCGCTCGGCCCGTTGCTTTTGCCGTCTGGGCTGAAGCCGTGAGGCGTCGGCCACAGCTTTACTGCGACTGACAAATCCATCCCCGCTTTGCCCGCCAGTTGCGCTGGTGTCGGTTTCTGACGCCGGTTCGATCCCGCATGCGCCTTGGGGGTTGGCCACATAACCTGCGCCGTCAGGCTGCCGCGACATCTCGCGCTGCGGTCGCCCATTCGTTTCAGAAACGTCTCCGGCCTTTCGCTGCTTTCCTTGGCTCTTGGCGTGAGCCACAATCCAAAGTCTGTCTCGCCGGTGGGGAGCGCCAACAGCGCAAGCTGGAAGTACAAACGGCCAGACGGCGAAGCCTTCAGCTTCCAGCGATGAGGCAACTTCGTCGAAACCGAGCGTAATATGCCCAGCAACGTTTTCGGCAACGACCCATCGCGGCCCGCAGCCTCGTATAACGCGCAGCATTTCCGGCCAGAGGTGTCTTTCATCTTCCGCGCCAGCGCGGCGTCCTGCCATGCTGAAGGGCTGGCAAGGGTATCCGCCGCAAACAAGGTCAACTGTTCCCCTGTAGCGGAATCCGTCGAGCTTGCGCACGTCTTCGTGGACTTGCACGCCGGGCCATCGCTCGCGCAGGATGGTTTGGCAGTACGGCTCAATTTCGCAGAACGCGACGGTTCGCATGCCCGCCGCTTCGAGACCGAGGCTGAACCCGCCGATGCCTGAAAAGAGGTCGAGCACATTCACGCAGCCTCCCTCATGCCTTATAATCCTTGGCGACGAACCCAAGATCGGGATTGCCAGCCAGATGCGGGTGCCAGAAGAAGCGGCCTGTTTTCCTTTCCTTGAAGTGGCCGCGCACCCAATGGCGGCGCTGCTGAATGCCGGTGTTTGCCGAGGCGTCGAGTCTGCTTTTCATCTCCGGCTTGAGATCGACCATGTGGTAGGAGAAAAACGGCTCTTTCCCGCGCTTGACGCGCGCGCGGTTCAGTTTGTCGGAGATGTCGGCCTCCGAAACCTCGAAAACGTTTCGGCAAGAGAGAAAGGCGAAGGCGAATAGCGGAATGCCTTCATCTCCATGCCAGTCGTTGCACATAGACTGCATATACGCATCGAACTTTTTCGCTCCGTAGCGGGCGTTTGTCCTAGCAAGGGTCTGAAGAAAGGCCGGATGCGCCTTTTTGACGAACATGCGATCAAGGCTCAGCGCGCAGGCTTTTTCCTTTGGCGTCAGAGAAGCGGCGAAGGCATTCGCTTCTTCGACGATGCACCGCATTTCCTCGGCTTGCTGCGCATCCATTCCTTCGTCGGAAAGCCGTTTTAATGCCGGAAAGAAAATGCTTTCTTCCATTTCGGAGAAGCGCCGATGCCTGAAAGAGACGCGTATCTGATGGATGGTCGGCGGATTAATTGCGTTCCTGAAAGAATAGCCCATGGTCATAAGCAGTTCGCCGTCGCCTGTCTGCTCCACAAGAAAGCCTATGCGTTTCGTCGGCGGCTTTCCCGCAACGGCGCGGAATTCAACATTGTGGTGGAACTCGATCTGAGGAAATTCGAGCCAGGTCAGGCCGTAAGGCGGCATAGCAAAATCCAGAAGGGCAAGAACCCCCGACGGCTTCATGTCTTTTACGTCATGCAAGATGCCCGTTGTCCGTTCGTTAAAGACGAACTTGTGCGCGCGCCTGATCTTGTCGAGCACCCGCTCGAATTCCGGGCCTTCGACTTTACGAAAGAACGCGGCTTCGCCTCGCGTGTAGGTTTCGATGATCTCGTCGCACAGCATTACGCGGCCTCCCTTTGCCCGACGGCTTGTTCGACCAGTTGGCGAATGCGGCCTTTATTGAAGCGGAAATTAAGCAGGCAGGACGCGCGATACTTCGTCATGCTGAAGTCCATCCGCGCCGTTTCGCCGAGCAAGGCGAGTTGCTTTTCGCTGGCGGGTTCGTTCATCCAGCGGCGGGTCTTGTGGGCGCTTTCGCTTGTCTCGCGCTCGTTCAGAAAATCGTCGGCCACGGCCATCATGACGACGCGCTCGCCTGTGCCGAGAATTTGAACGTCGCGCTCGAACCCGCCAACGGCGTGCCAATAGCCGCCAAGCCAGAAGATCGCTGCCCATGCCGAGAAACCGGAGGCCATCAGCGCCGCGTCATCATCGAACAGGTCAATCCAACGGAAGCTGCTACGCTTCAGAAGATCGATTTCCGTCAGGGCAAAATCTTCAAGCGGCAATTGCTCTCCGCCGAGGCCGATCTCGCCGACCGGATTGCCGACAGGGAATTCATAACCGCATAAAGCGCATTCCTGCGCGGACAAGGGAACGGTCGCGCCGCATTCTGGGCATTCTTTCGTCGGCGCTTCGCCCTGAACGGTTTTGCCGTCTAGATTGACGTCCTGTTCGAGGCTCCCGTGCATCAGCGTGGACGTTCCAAAATCAAGCACGATGCAGTCTGTTTTTATGACGCCCGGATGTTCCTTGGGATCGATGGTGCGTAGGCCACGTCCGATCATCTGGATCATGGTCGAGCGGTATGAGCTGGGGCGGAGCAGAACGACACATGATGTCGGCGGGTAATCCCAGCCTTCCGTCAACACGGCCACATTGACGATCACACGCGCGCTGCCTTGCTGAAACCGGGCGAGCGTGAGACGGCGGTCGCTATGAGCCATGTCTCCGTGCACGAGCACGGCTTCGATGCCGGAACGGTTAAACGTTTCCGTCACATTCGTCGCATGCTCAACGGTCGAACAAAAAACAACGGTCTTGCGATCACCGGCCTTTTCTTGCCAATGCTTGACGACGGCATCCGTCACGACGGGACGGTTCATGATCGCCGCCACTTCCGCCATGTCGAAGTCTATCGCGGTCTTACGCACCTGCCGCAGCTCGTCCTGCACGCCCACGTCGACTACGAATGTGCGCGGCGGCACAAGATGTCCGGACTGGACAAGCTCCGTGAGTCTGATCTGATCGCCGACATTGTCGAATACGGGGCGCAGAGCCTTTTTGTCGCCGCGATTGGGCGTAGCGGTCAGGCCAAAGATTAGAACATCCGGGTTTTTCTCTTTGGCTTCATTGATGATACGGCGGTAGCTCTCGGCTGCGGCGTGATGCGCCTCGTCGATCACGAGAAGATCGAGCGGCGGCATACAGGATATATTATCGGAACGCGCCAAGGTCGGAACCATGGCGAAGGTCGCGCGGCCACGCCATGATTTGCTGTTCGCGTCAAAGATAGACGTGCTGATGGCAGGGTTTACTCGCGCGAACTTCATGACGTTTTGCGCGGTAAGTTCGTCGCGGTGGGCAAGGATCGCAGCCTTGCCGCCCGTTTCGCGCAGGATGTCGCCCGTCGCCGCCGACAGCATGATGGTCTTGCCAGCACCTGTCGGGGCGACGCCGAGCGTATTGCGCCGCTCCTTTAGAGCAGCGACGCAATTTTCGACAAAGATCTTCTGTCGTGGCCGGAGGAGCATCGGACACCCTCAAACGAATAAAAATGGAAACGAGGATCAGCGCGCCCAGGTCGGGACGTTGCTATTTGGCGTTCCTTGTTGTTGAGGGGGCTGTTGCTGAGGCTGTGACTGCGTTGGCATTTGCTGCTGCGGCTGCTGCGCGTAACCCGTTTGTGCGCCGAACATGACTCCAGCATATTCGGGGTTCTTGCGCGTCAGAACATATTGCAGGCGATTTTTGTCGGCGTAATTGTCCTTGCCTTTTTCAATGCCGATTTTGGCGACGAACTGCAGACCGTTGAACGCGCCCCAATCCTGAGTGATGCGCTTCTGCTTCGAGGCAGGGCTGTCGTCGTCCGGATCAAGACCGAAGGCGCTATCCAGCATGGCGCGCAGGGCTGCTTTTGTGATACCCCACGCTTTGGATTGGCCGCGCTCGTCGACCTTGCCGCCTGAAACGGTCATGTTCTGCCAGAACTTGCGTTTGGCGAACGGGCCTTCGAGAACCGTGAACTCGCAATTGAGATATTCCACGTCGCTCGTGTTGCTGCGCGTCAGCCAGCCGCCTTGGCTCGCGCTGCCGGGACGAATGGTAATAACCACCTTGGCGATTGTGCCTGCCGGAATAAGCTCGCCGACCTGCTGTTGACCGGCATCGTTGAAATCCATCCCTTGGTTCTGGTACATGTGTTTTTACTCCTGTGTTTGTTGAACGACATTTGCGGGGGTTTCGGCATCGGTCGGCTGTGGCCTGCAAAACTCCAGCCGTTCCGATGCCGTCTTTGTGAGGGGTTGCCTGATTTTGTCCATGAGCCGCCCAAGATGCGGCTCCTCGATCATGGCGAGGCGTCCGCTGCGGTCGCCCGCCGGATAGCCCCACGGGTTCAGGGCTTGGCAAACAAATGCGCGATAGGCGGATCCGTCGTCTGCCTTGATCTCGGCCATTGTGACGACTTGATCGACAATGCCCGGCAGTTCGAGGCCGGTTTTGCTGCCTTCAATCTGCGGCGTGTAAACCCGGCGGTTGAAGTCGTCCGTCTTTTCATCGAGGATCCCGACGAACCAGACGTTTTTGCCGCGCGTGTGCTGCAAGTGCGTGAGCCAGCCGATCATCTCGCGGCCAAGAAGGCCATAAGCGCCGCGCGTGTCTGGCTTGCCCGTCTTCTCGCTGATGGCTTCGGGCTGGCCTGTGCACCATTGAAAACACAGACGCGATGCGACGGTGATGCTATCTATGAAGATCGTTTCGTATTTGTCGAGCACAGCCGCGTCACCGAATTCGCTGCACACATGATCGTAATGCGCCTGACTATAGGGCTGGTTGTCGCGCAGCGCCGGATTGGGGCCACCGATATAGGCCGCGAAATCGCGGCACTCCTGCCATGTGCGCGGGCGGATTGTGTCGCCACCCCAGCCTTCGACGGCCAGATCGCCTGCCTCAAGATCGATGAAGAGCGTGCTCGGGGCGTCGAGCGTCCAGAGCAAACTTGTTTTGCCGATTTTATAGCGCCCATTGATGTGGCCCTTGATGCCGCGTTTTTCGGCAAGACGCTGATCGGCCGTGATGAGTTTAAATCCGGTCATATTACTCCTTCGTTTTTTGTTTGAGGGTGTAGGTTTCCCGTCCCGGCACAACGGCGCGCGCGGGAGCAAGAATCTTCTGGATGTCGGGAGGGGCCGCAGCGTATTTACGCTCGTCCACTTTGAATTCGGCCTTGGCATAATGCTTGGCCGTTTCGGTCGGCAGAGAATCCAAAGCCGCGATCAACTTGGCCTGATCCCACTTGACGGTCTTGCTGACATCGGCGGCGACATCAAAACCGCAATCTTCCAAATGCACGACACCGGTATCTTTTCCGGCATCAAGACGCGCCTTGTGAGCATCATCGCCGTATTTGCGGTTCAGGGCACAGGCGAGTTTGTCCTTGCGCAATTTGAGGAGCGTCGCGTCCTTGTCGAGCAAATCGATCAGGTCGGCCAGTTCCGGCGTTGCCAAGGCGGCAATAGACGGAATATCCATCTCATCAAGCGCGGCGGGATGAAAATTACGAAGGATCATTGTACGCCTCCAAAATTCTGTCCGTAAAATGCGATGAGCGCCGCCTCGGCCATGCCGTCGTCGCTGCGACGTGCCCAGAAATGTGCGAAACGCGGCATGAGTTGGCTGGCGCGGTAGCGGGCGTCGTCTTTATTGCGGGAGACTTTGAGCTTCGCCTTCCACGTCACCGGCGTGACGAGCGTCATGGGCAGAAAGTTGGCGGCCACGATGCCCTTGATCGCGCCATAACTTTCGCCAAAAGAAAACATGCTGGCCACGCCCTGTTTTGGCATGGCGGAGACGCGCTCGATAAACACGCTCACTCGCGCGGCATTTTTTGTTTTGTCATCGAGAATGTTGGCGAGAGCCGTCAGATCAAGAACGCGACGATGCCCCTTGGCCTTCGTGATCGTGAGCGTCGGCATGGGGCATACGTCCATCTCTTCGCCGAAGAGAAAAGCCAAAGCGCCGGACAGACCGGGATCGATGCCGACGATCAGGGTCATTCGACTGCTCCGATGCTGTAGAGGTCTTTGTGCTTCACGCGCCCTTTGGTGACGGCGACGATTTTGTCGGCGATGACGGGGCGCGGGCGGCGCTCGCCTTTGGCGTATCGAGCGACATTCAGGGCGGCGCTTGTGCTGTCCATGCCAAGCATCCGCGCAAATGCCGCGTAAGAGAGTTTTTTCGCTATGAGGTAATCGGCCAGTTTCATGATGATAATCACATATCCCATTTGGATAGGTTAAATCAAGATTAAAAAGGCCTATTAGGATGGTTTTATGAAACTATTTGCGTTAACCATCCAATTCGGATATGATGGTGCATCCAAATTGGATGGGGTGATGAGAATGAACAGATTGAAAATCATAAGAGAACAAGCGGGCTTTACCCAAGAGGAAGTCGCAGCGGCGCACAAGGTTACGGCGCAGACGATTCAGCGTTTCGAGAAGGGAACGCGCAACATCAGCCTGTCTTGGCTCGAAAAACTGGCCAAATTTTATAAGGTTCGCGTGTCCGCTTTGATCGATGAGATCGACGCGCAGGACATAAAAGCGATGGATGCTGATGTCGACGAAGCGCTCTTGCGCGAAATCCTCACCTACGCCCAAGCGCGCTGCACGGGGCATGACGTCGATCCAGCGGTTCTGGCCAAGGTCGTGTGCAAAACCTACAAAAAATGCCGCAAAACAAGCGACAAACAGAAGAATGCGGAAATCAAGGAAAAGGTGGACGACATGCTCACCTGCGTTGTCGACTAGGCTTCAATTCACGCCCTTGAAATGCGTCAGGTACATAATAGCCTCTTTGAAATGATCACGAGGCAATTCTTTCAATTCATCAATCTGATAAAAATTGACAAAAGCCATGCGCAAAAGCAGAGAGCTGCATTGGAGCCGCTCCGCGCGGGAGAGGATAATGCCCTCTAAAATCTTTACCTGATCGTCATCAATCTGCCGATACAATCCCGCGATGAAGCCTTGTTGGCCGGGGGTAAACAGGTTTTCTTCGTCCGCCATTTCCTCGAAAATGAGGGACACTATTACATTGGAATTGCTCATAAAAATCTTCCGCCGAAGAATGATCTCTACCAAAATGTTGCAAGCATGGGTTGAAAGATGCCAGAAATTAACGAAAAAATCAACAAAAATCTTGACTTTCGGCATGAATAATGCGGAAATTGAGCATTAATGATACGGAAAGCATAACATGGCACTCACCCCTGACCAACTCCGCGCCGCTCGTGCGCTCCTGAATATCTCGCAAGACGATCTTGCGAAGGAATCCGGCGCTGCCCTCACGTCGATCCGTCAGTTTGAGCTGGGGGGCATAAACAAGCTGCAACAAAAGACGGAAACCGCTCTGCTGTCCTACCTCGGAGAAAAAGTCGAATTCATCGGTGGGCGTGGTGTTGCGTTGCGGGAAAAAGATCATTTGATCTTGGATGGTGAAAGCGCAATCGCCCACATGTTCGAGGACATACACACACATTTGCGCGGGCAGGAAGGCGCAGAAGCCTTGTTTTTGTGCGGCAACACGCCATGTCTGTTTTCTCCCGAACTCATCGGCTATTGCTCAGCGCTACGTGATGCCGGATTTGCCTATCGCGCCATCTGCCACAAGCAGGATGCCGAATCGCCGGTACGCGTCGCTCCTGCGAATTTCACGCCGCTTCCACTTCAGATCGTTTATGGATCGACGGTCGCGCAGATGATCGGCCCTGACCGCCTTCTGTTGGCACGCTCCCCCATGCTGGCGAAAGGTCTGAAACAAACCTTTGAAATGCTCTGGGCGGCTCTTCCTGCGATTGATGCCGATGACGAGGAAGACGGCCCAGAGGTAAGAAAACCGGCATTGAGGGCATAATAAGCCTATCCAAAAAGGATTGGTTTCCGCTTTTTATTGACAGACCATGCCTATTTGGATAGGTTCTTGGGATTAGGCGGCCTATACCGCCCCATTTTTCCCAAGGAGAATTGCTATGATCCCCGTCGTTTCCCAGCTTTACATGGACATGGCGCACCGCTGCGTGCGCGAGACTCTGAACCTCGTGCGCCAAGGCCGCACAGACGAAGCCCTTGAAGTTGCCGAACTGGCGGTCGACACTTACCACAAAGCCATCGCGCGCGCCCATGACGCGCACCTCGATGCCTTTATCGCGTTGGCCATGCGCGCGCCGCATCCATCCGAACGCGTCGCGAGGCAGGCATGAACCTGTTCGAGCGCATCAAACGTGGCATCTCCCGCACCCTGCGCCAACAATGGCGCTGGTGGAAGACAATCTGGACTGGGCTTTGATGCGTGTCGCGTCCGCCCATGGATACTTCATCGAAAAAGAAACCTCTCTACGTTGTCGCCGATTTGTTAGCCGTGGCTATTCTGCGCAAAATAGCGAGAGAAAATGGAAAATACTGCGCTGAAGAACTGGACTTCTCTACGGAAGGAAGCGTGTGTGTGGGCGAAAAGAAAACGCCTAGAGAGAGCATGCAATGACGCCTATTATGCGCCAGATCAAGGAACTACAGGATAAGAGTTTCGCCGAACTCAAACAGCTTTGGCGGGATTACTATCAGGCCGAGCCGCCGCCCTACAGACGTGGCTTTATGGCTCATGCTTTGGCCTATCGCATTCAGGAACTGACCTACGGCGGATTATCCAACAAAGCTGAAAATCGCTTGAACGACCTTCTTGCCGAAGCCAAAGGAGCAAAAACAAAAAGACGTGTGGCTCCAGCAAAGATCCCTGTCGCTGGAACGCGCCTTGTGCGCGAATGGCGGGGAGAACGATACGAGGCAATCGTTCTTGGAAACGGATTTGAATATGCCGGACGCAAATGGAATTCGCTCACAGCCATCGCTCGCGACATTACCGGCACGCATTGGAACGGCCCCGTATTCTTTGGCCTGCGGCAAGAACGTGGGGGCTGTAGCTCCAAGGAGACAGCGGCATGAAGGATGTCGTAAAGCCTCGCGTCCGCTGCGCGATTTACACACGCAAGTCTTCGGAAGAAGGCCTCGACATGGAATTCAACAGCCTCGACGCCCAGCGCGAGGCGTGCGAGGCCTATGTCTTGAGCCAAAAGGCTGAAGGCTGGACGGCCTTGCCTGCCAGTTATGACGATGGTGGCTTTTCGGGTGGCACACTGGAGCGCCCAGCCCTCAAAAAATTGATGGAAGACATCGAACGCGGCATGATCGATATCGTGGTCGTTTACAAAATCGACCGCTTGTCGCGCTCTCTTATGGACTTCGTGAAGATGGTCGAAGTGTTCGACCGCCACAAGGTGACCTTCGTCAGCATCACGCAGTCTTTTAACACCACAACGTCGATGGGAAGGCTGATACTCAACATCCTTCTGTCCTTCGCACAATTCGAGCGTGAAGTTATCAGCGAACGCATCCGCGACAAATTCGCTGCAAGCCGCCGCAAAGGCATGTGGATGGGTGGTTGCCCTCCGTTGGGTTATGATGTGGTCAGCCGCAAGTTGGTGATCAATCCTATGGAAGCCCCGCTTGTGCGGGAGATTTTTGAGTCATTCACGCAGACGGAATCCTGCGTCGGGATCATCCGGCAACTTAACGCCGTTGGTTACACAAAGAAGGCGTGGACAACACAAGGCGGTCGTCGCCACGAAGGGAAGCCTCTCGACAAACAGTATATTTATCGGATCCTGCACAATCGGGTGTATCTGGGCGAAGCCGTCCACAAAGGGAAATCTTATCCCGGCGAGCACTCAGCCATCGTTGATCAGCCGCTTTGGGACGCCGCGCACAAAATTCTCGCCCAAGCACCCCAAAAACGGGGCAATGCAAGCCGTGTGCGCCAACCAGCGCTTCTACGCGGCCTTGTGTGGTGCGGGTGCTGCGGCTCGGCCATGACGCCATCCTGCACGAGCATTCGCGCGCGCGGCGTTTCCTATCGCTATTATGTTTGCGTCAAGTCGCTCAGAAACGGACGCGAAGCCTGTTCCATTCGCTCGCTTCCTGCCCAAGAGCTGGAAAGCGCGGTTCTCTATCAAATTAAAGCCGCTTTCAAAACGCCTGAATTGATAGCGATGATCGCTCAGTGCATGAGCGAAAGGGACAAAGGGAAACCCACAGTTACAAAGGTCGACCGCGAACGCCTTGTGCGCAAGGAACTCCAGAGTTTCGATGCTCTTTGGGAAGAACTCTTTATTCCGGAGCAACGCAAGCTGCTCATGCAAATCCTCGAACGGATCGAAGTTACCGAGGATGGCGTAAAATTACACCTTAAGAAAAACATTCTGGCTCAATGGGTCACGGAAGCGCAGCAAAATGAACACGGACACGATTGTTATTCTCCTGCCGCTTAAACCGAAACGCCGCGCGGGGCGAAAATATCTTGTCGCCCCCAATGGAGCGACAACGCCTGCATCGGGCACAACGCCGCAATTACAAACGATGCAAAAAGCTCTCGTAAGAGCGCATCTTTGGCGGCAAGAGATTGAAAGTGGCACATACGACAGCATCACGGACTTCGCCCGCAAAAACCGGCAGGATGATGCCTATGTGCTGCGGCAACTTTCGCTCACATTTCTTGCGCCCACCGTCGTCGAAGCCATCCTTGAAAACACCCAGCCGCGTTATCTGACCCTGCAGCATCTGTACAATTTGACGGCCTTGGATTGGAACGAGCAGGCTCAAAAGATTGCTATGGCTTGAGGTAGATGACCTTGCCTTCTTTCTCCGAAAACATAAGCCAAGGATAGACCGATCTTCTCCGTATATCGACACAGAGATATTTTGGTTGCACGTCCGGTTCAGGGGGATTCTGGGCAGTCTTCAATAGCGCGCGGGCGTCTATAAAAACGGGACTGTCGTCTCCCATGATCGGGTGCAAGGGATTTTCCCAATAAGCGATATCATCAATTCTTTGAACGGGATCGTAATCGCTGGCATTCACGGATTTTCGCTCAGCGTCCTTGTGAGCCTCATCAATCGTATTCGTGGTAAGAAAGCATGGGGCATTACCAAATAGCCAGAACCCTTTTTCGTCCGTCTTTTCGCCAATAACGGTGTGGGCCTCCGTTGCATTATTTAGTTCGTCATACAGCCCTAAAACCTCGTGCCAACGAAAGTACAGGCGCACGACCACCGGATCGTCATTAACCAT